GGTTGGAGTACTAGTTGGTGTTGGTGGTACCGGAGTTGAGGTTGGAGTTGGCGTTGGAGTACTAGTTGGTGTTGGTGGTATCGGTGTGCTAGTAGGTGTTGGAGTTGGCGTTGGAGTACTAGTAGGTGATGGTGTTGGGGTTGGGGTTGGGGTACTAGTTGGAGTAGGAGTTGGCGTTGGGGTACTAGTAGGTGATGGTGTTGGTGTTGGACTAGGAGTTGGTGTTGGGGTTGGTGGTATAAATTCCACATTACCAAATGGTTCACATGGTGTGGTGAAATTTCTTGTTAACGATTCTATGGTAGGTATCTCGGGACAATAAATTGGATCGGTATAATATTGTTGTAAATTAATATTTAAATCATTAAATTTCTTATATGTATGTTGTACCAATAATTTATGATTATTATTACCATTAAATAATATTAAATCGGTTGGTTGTGTTCCTGTTATATTAATATTATAATAAATGTCTGGCTCACAATAATTTAAATCAACTGCAATGACTTCAATTAAATTACCGTCTTCGGTAATTAAATAATCTCCATTATCATGTAAAAATGGTTTATGATCGCAACAAAACTCATCTATTGGTGTTAATTTTATTTGTAAATGTTCAGGAGTTCTAACATCAAAAAAATATGTTTTGTTTGGTGTCATTGTACCATTTTGATCGTCCACCATTTTATTGGTATAAACTCTTAATTTTGTTGTTGGTAAAAAATTAAAAATTTCAACATTATTATTTTTTGTGGTACCTGTTATTACACTATGTTTAACTGATCCCAAACATTCCATATCAGATATCGTAATGACTTTATATTGATAAGTAAATGAATAATTATCATTTCCTTGTGCAATTGTAAAATCAGAATTTAAAAATGTAGAAACTGGTAAATAGTCTGCAGATAATAATTCAACCGTATTTCCGTTTGATATCAATTGAAATACTTCGTATACTGTTTTTACTAATATTTGTCCACTTAAAATATAAGAATTGATATTTGAACCTGTTGTTTGATTATTAATAGTTGCACCACTAATAACCAATACCTTACTATCTTTTTTAATACCATAATTAAAACTGTTTCTATACTGTATTTTTGGTACTATTGTATATCCGGTATAATTGTTACAATATGTTGTTCCTGTTTGTTGAGAAATTATATCTGTTAATGTTTCAATATTTTGATACGATATAATTGTAAAATTTTGTTGATGACTTTTTGGTGGGTCATAAGGATCGAAAACTGACCTAATATCCAACCCTTCAATCTTAGCTTTAATATCACAATTAGATGCATCAGTAAATAATAAATCTATCACACTATTTTCAGTAACACCTGTTAATAATAATGCACATTGATTTGGATCGTTTATTAATTCAATGGGTTTTAAATAATTGTCAGTAATATATTGATTATTACCATCTTTACAATTAACATAAACATAAAGTGGCCAATCTTCAGAAATATTATTTTGAACTGTTGCACCAGTTATCTTAATGTAAACATCACCATATAGTTGACAATTTTCAGTACCTCCGGAATAAACATCACAACTTAATGAGAATCCGACATCCAAACCACAATCCGTTGTTGTATCATATTCTGTATTAAAACGATAATCAAAATAGTCATCTACCGAACAATCATTTGTATCATATTTAACTGAGGTAAATTTAACTTTTTCTATACCATCATTATCAACAAAAAAACTATATTTTATTTTTTGTTTATATTCGGTTGGGTGACTTTCACCCACAGTAGCTGCAAGATATGGTGCATAATTTTCATATCCGGCAGTATATCCAGTTAATGACATATTAACTACATTGTCAATTAAATTAGCCAATGCGGTTCTCCATAATGATTTTATTTTTTCAATATCGGGATTTATATAATCTTTATAATCACATATTAATGCTAAATTAACTGGATCATTTGATTGAAAAATAGAATCACATCCTACCATTGGAAATGGGTCAAATAATTTTGCACTATTTGTTGTATTTCCGGTTCCGCTAACAACAACTTTATATTGTGTATCGGTGTATATATCTCCATCAATTTCAATAACCGGATAATATGTTACATTTGTTAAATTAGTTAATCCTCTAAAATTATCTTCCTCACCAAGTAGAGTTTCTAAATCTTCTTCGATCGCAGTTTCAAAATCAGGATATAATGATTCAATAAATTCTTTTGGTTGACAACCCAATTTATATTGATACTTTGGTCTACCGAAAATATTGTTTTCAATTAAATTACCTCCAGTCCATAGTGTTGTTGCGGGTATAATTTGATCAAGTACTTGGGTCCAATATGGTCCCATTTTATTTATGAACTCATTTACATCATTAAAAATGTATGGTTTGAATTCAACACTTGAAACATAATCTTGGAAGATATCTTCTAATTTTATGTAATTTTTTTTGTATTTTATTACATGTGAATTTTTTATCTGTTCATGTAATAAATTATCGACATACTCTGCGAAAGTAACACCTGTTTGTGGTTCTAATGTATTTGATCCAAACGATAATAATAAATCTCTTGATTTTCTGTAAATATCATAATCAATTGCTTGTGATGATGATAAATAAATGTTTATATTTTTTCTATTTAAAACAAATGGATGATTAATATCATCTACTGAAGATTGTTTGTCTGCAACCTCAGGTGTTAATTCAAAACCAGTGTCAAGTCCGGGTAACGTTCTATACACATCAAAATAATCTTCACCATAAGTGTAACCTTTTGATTTTGTTTTAATAACTTTTGTTCTACCTGTTAATATAGAATTATCTGTATCTAATATGGTTGATGATCTATGATTTAATGTGATATCATACCATCCTGCTCCTTTTTGGAAAAAAATATCAGATGTGGTATCATATGCACTTCTAGGTAAACCATTTTCATCTACCGGATAACCATCTCTATTAAATGATGTTTTGCCTGTTAAAGTGATTTTTGTATATGTGTAACCGCTAGGTATAAAATCTGCAGTGACATATGTTTTAGTTCCTTGTATAACATCATAAATGTCACTTTCTAAATCAAATGATTTTGGCATTGACGTTACACGATAAACATATTCATCAATTTTAATCATCGGTTCTGGTGCACCAAGAAATTTTAAAAAGAATTCGATTGATGAACGTGTACCTTTTGATTTGTAAATGTATGCAAGATTAACTAATAATCTTCTATAAAATTCATATTCGGCCTCAAATATTGTCTTACCATTTGATACACCTGAATATTGAGTATCTGTTCTTGTATAAAGTAGTTCGTTAATTGTTTTTTCATCAAATAAATTAATGGTATCTAAACCTAAAGTATTTGCTAAGTTTTTTAATAATACGTCAGGTAAATTGTTAATACCATCATATGTAACATTACGCATATACGCAATATTATCGATGTATTTTTTTACTTGATCAAAACTTTGTCCGTATAATTGAAAAACAGATTCGGCTTTTTGATCCTGACTATCAAATTCAAATAGTTGTGGAGATGCTAAAAATCTAACCATTAAATTAGATTTATAATCATCTATTTCATCTGCAATGTCACTTAAATCTGAAACATATTTATCATACTCAAGACCAATTATTTTTAAATTCCAACCATCTCTATCTATTGGCCAATAATATTCAACGGTTGCTAATTCTGTTTTTGACTTATCAAAACTATCTCTAGGAACTTTAAAAATTGCTCTATATTTTGGATTACTTTCTCTATCTAAAAGACTTTCTTCTAAATCATCAAGTGCATTAAAAAATTCTTCGGTTAGACCACTATTCGGTCTAATTATAAAATTAGAACTGTATGTGGTATTATCTCCAAATGGTTTACCGTTTACTTTTAAAACAATTTTATTTTGTGAATTAGGTTCGGTGTAATTTATTATATCATATGTTACACCACTTACCTCTATTACATATTTTTTATATGTGGAATAAAAATTTCTATATTCGTTATTTGACTCGGGCTTAATGTTTGATTCTGGTGTAACAAAAACAACACTATATGGATTATAAAACATAGATACTTCAACCTCAAATTGTGTTGTTTTTAAATTTATATCATATGTTATATTTGTTGCACTATTTGATCCCGAACTAATTGGTGAGTCAACATCAATTAAAACAGCAGCTGGAAATTTATTAATTATTCTAGTTAATGAAACTAAAATTCTACTTTTTAATGAACCGAATAATGATTTACCGGCATCATTTTTTGAACCTTTAAATCTTATATTTTTATTTGATTCGGTTGTGGTTTGTGTATTTGTTGTACCTGAAATGACTTCTTGATTTAAATCATCTAAAGTTAAAAAGTTAGAAAATGGATTTGTTCTAAAATTTTTACTATCTTTTTCAGGAATTACTTTATCTATAGCAAAGTTAGTATTAGTCAATTGACTACTACCATCGGTTATTTGTACACCGACAAGATTATCACTAAATGTTTCTGAACCGCTCGCTGCTTGACTTGGAACTTTATACTTTGCCATTATATATTTGTAATTGTATCAAAATTTAAACTTTCATCAATATCTGTTCTTTTCTCTCTAACTTCATATAATGTTTCGTTAAAGTTATCTTTAACTTCATATAAGTTATATTGTTTATAGATATTGTTGTTATCATCATAAATGGTGTAAATTCCCGGTGACATTGCTTTGGTTTGATTTCCATAAAGTGCAAGTGCCAATGTTGAAGAATCGTGTTCAACCATATCGATTTCAATTGTTGTTGGATTAAAAAAAGTATTTGTTAAAATTATTTTTTGTGATGGTTGTCCAATAAATGGAACTGTATTTGGTTTACTAGACGGTGCCGATGATGGTGTTACAGTTAAAAACATTAAATTGGTTGTAGTATCACTATATTGATATCTTATTGCTTTTTGTGTTGTACTTGTTAAATTTGAAACAATTGGTGTACAGAAAAAGGACGAAGTAACTATTCTGTAAAAATTAGGTATTTTTTTATTATCATCAGAATTAATATATTCAATTCTATAACCAACAAGACCCTGTGGTGTAAATTTATTTCTGTCTTCTGATGGTACATTACTTAAATCAATAATAATTCCTCTTACTGACGGTAACGACGCTAAAACACCACAATCTGTTATTGTTGTTCTAATTTGCTTAGGTCTTAAATGAAGTGTATATATACCTAATTCAGAAAAATCATCCGATGTTAATTTTAAATTATATAATCCACCTAATATTTCAACATTTGGTGCATTAATATCATCAGTAGTATCTGCATTATGATATACTGGTGTTAATATATCTTGAGAAGATAATTTTTTTAATGTAACCGGTGCAGTTGATGTTCTACCCGAAACGTAATGATAGAAAATATCAACGTCCGCTGGTGATACATCTGATGGTCTAATTATTCCGTAACTAGAAATTGCCATTTAATTTTCGTTTAAATTTTTTATACTTATAGAACATTTAGTTCTTTTTTTGATATTATCTTCCCAAGGAATAAATTCTAAATTTTTAATATCACCAATTATTTTAGGTGAAATATTATTTTTAAATCCTTCTAATATTGAAAATTTGTGATCTAAATGATATGCCCCATTAATACCGGCATTACCTCTTTTTTCAAAAAATGGTAAAATGTTTATTTTTTGTTTATTTGTAAATTTCATAACTTCCCTTTTATATAATACATATTTCTCCGTATTTTCTAAATAAATATTATATGGTATTTTACTAAATTTTCGTACTTGACCTACAGAAGTCCCTTCACTTTTATTCCTTCTATAACCTGTATTACTTAAAAATTTTTCAATAAAATGTTTATTTAAATTAAGATTGTTTGATATTTCCTTTGAATTTTTATATTCATTTAAATATAAATGTTTAATATTTTCTTTTTGTTCTTTAGTTAATTCAATTTTTTTACCATTACTTCCATTTTTTCTTAATATATTTTTTTCTTTAAAAATTCGTTTTAAAATTGATTTAGATATATTAAATTCTTTTGATAAAATATCACAACCAATACCTTTTTTATATCTTTCAATTAGATTATCAATAACATCCTTATTAAATTCTTTTTTTCTTTTATCTCTCCCATCTATTAGGGTATTATTTTCAATTAAAATTCTTTTTATTATTCTTCTATGAATTCCAATATTATTGGAAATTTTTGTTACGGACATCCCATTTTTATATAATTCAATAATATTATTTTCATTGACTATTTTTTTTTGGTGAGTTTTTGAACATATATTACAAACAGAATTAAACTTAATTGATCTTTGATAGGTAATTAAATTTTTATAAACTTGTGGTTGATTACAACTATGGCATTGTTTAATATATGTTTGTGTCATACTTAATAAATATAATTTTTATTGTTTTTTTACTGTAAAATATCCATTTCCATAAACATCTAATTCTCCCATATTATCAATCTCACCTAACCTTAGATTTTTTTCCATTACACCTTGTTTACCTCGTTCAACAAAAACATCGGAATAAATTGTTGGTTCCTCTATAAAACCTAAAAAATGTTCATTCCTTGTTAATACTCGATTAAAAACTTCTTCTTTTGTGTAACCCGATGTTGATCCCGTTATCATGGTATAACCGTTTTGAAAATCTCTATAGTTTAAACCATCAATAGTATATCCACTATAGTGTAAACCTTCAGATGTTGTACCGGTTGTAACTCCTACATATATATTTTCACCATATTTTTTTAATTCTGAAATTCTACTTCTACCTATTGACAAATATGTAAAAGTGGTATTTCCTGTATGTCCCGTGGTGTAATCTAAATCATTTAAATAATTTTGAGTTTGGCCGGTTAAGTTAGTATATGATGGAATTGTCACCCCTGTAAATGTGCCCAATGGATTAGATACTGTAATATTTTTTGGAATTGTAACAATTTTACTTAATTTTTGAATTGTCCATGGTGAATCTAACGTTATTGATATTGTATACTCGGAAGAACTACCATATGTATGTGAAATGGTCGGTAAAGAAGTGTTAACTATTCCTTGATTTACCGTTAATCCAGAAACGTTTCCGTCTCCCCAATTTATTGTATATGTTTGTTCAATTATCTTTCTTAATTTATCAGGGTTTACGGTATTATATACTTGTATCGTTGAACCGGTTTGAGTATATGAAAAATTACATAATTGTTCTACCTGTTCGATATCACCGTCAAAACCAACCATGCCACCTAATTCATCTACAGTACTTTCTAAGTATATAGGTAAATTAAACGTTAACCCGGTGGAAGATTTTAATATTTTATATTCGTTTTTTTCCATTATGTTCTTTTCTCATAAAATTTTATTGGTTGGTTACTAAACCCAACTCTACTACCTACTGTTCCATTATAATTAAAAACTTGATATGAATAATCAGTTTTATTAATAACGACTTTATAATACATATCTCTATATTCAACTACTTCTTGTACTGATGTTAAACCGGTTGTAGTGAAATCAATGACAGAGCCATCTTTAGCATTAAAAAATCTGGCAGACATCCAAAATGTATTACCAGTTAATGTAGTTTCATTAAATGCGGTTTCATCTTGGAACCAAAACAAATACATGTTTTCTTTATTTCTATAGTTTGATCCTGTAAAAACGGGTAAATGAATATAATCATTTAATGTTGTGTAAAAATATTTTTCACCTAATGGTAATGATAAATTTTTAGCAAAAACCAAACGTCTATTTGTTCTATCAGGAACGTCGTCATTTGGTGTTTTATAAAACTCCAATCTAAAAAAACTTTCGGTTGATTGTTTTAACATTTTAGCATTTTCCTGTGATGTTATACCAACTAAATTGTAATCAATACCATTTGTGTATTGAGAAGTTCCATCTAAAAAATAAAAATAAAACCAAATATCAGATTGTTGAACATTATTATTTGATGTGTATGGTGAATGAATATATCTAACAGTTTCATAATTTTCAATCGGATTTATAATTTTTCCTAAAATTTCTTCTTCCAATTGATCCATATTTTCCTGCCATCCTGCATCGGTTTTAAAACTTTGTTCACCATTTATAATGAAAGTTCTATCTTCTATATTTTTTAAAATTTCCATTAACAATCTATTTTTTTAATTTTACTTACTCCATCGGTTTTATTTGTGTAATTCTTTTCATTTCTTAACAAGAAATCTATATTTGTTTTAACATAATGTGTATTATTCACAAATGGAAAATCTGTACCATTTCCATCAGGATCTATAAAACCATGATCGTATAAATCTCTCCATTTCCACAATCCCTCATCTTCAAAATATTTTGTATTATCTGGTATATTATACACGTCATTTGTTTTTGAAGTTTCTATGTATGGTGACAATTCTCTTAATTTTACCCTATAATGTGGTTGATAATATAAACCAATCATATTGTTAATTGAAGTTCCACTATAAACTAATGGATCGTCTTGTCCATAATTAAATATTGTTTTTGGTGATGTAAATTTATGGAACGATTCGCTAATTATTCTTTCTTTCATTTCATGTTCATTATATTCCACGAATGCCCCTGTTAATGTTGTACCTATAGGTACTGTTGTTCCACTTGTAAATGTTATTCCTGAACGAGTAAATGTTCCACCAGATAAATTAGTTTCATTAGATGTGGTACCACTAAAATGATTATCCACCCATGAATTATGAAAATGAAATTTATACCCTACTTTTGGTGGATAATTAAAATAACCGTTATTATTTTTAAGTATCATCGAAACATAAACCTCAGTTGGTGTATATCCCAAATTATTTGTTAATCCAGTTAAAACGAAATTTTCTTTGAAATCAAATAAAACAGATTCCATTCTATTTCTTTCAACAAGAACATCATTCACACCGGCACTATTTTCAAAAACTAATTTTCTTTCTTCTTCAAAAATTGGTAATTCAAATCCAACTTTGTCCATAATATAATCATTAGAATTGGTCAATGTTTTATGTTTATGAACATAATATTTTGATGTTGTCCCTGTTATATTATTAATATCTTTACATCTTTTTCCTATGATTACCGAACTTAATGTTGTTGAAGACGTAAATTGATTTTTTAATAAATTAATTACATATTTTTCAGAATCATAAATTTCATCTCCAACACTTTCAATGTTAAATGTTCTTCCTGATGTTGGTACTGAATTTGTTAATGTTCCTCCTGAAATTATTATATATTCTCCCGAAACCATTCCATGTTCCACAGGACTAGTTAATTTGTAATACTTTCCATTATCAGTAACTCTAAAAGGTATTCCGTCACCCGCAGTAAATGAATATGTTGTATTTCCAGATAATGTATATTTCATTGGAAATGTAGTATCTCCAGAATACACATAACTTAAATAAAGATTCCAATTATGGTATGGTGCAGTTATCGATGTTATAGTTGTATGTGAAGTATTTCCAGTTAGTACAATATTTTGGGTAAATGTTCCTAAATTACTTCCGGACGTAGGTAAATTTAATTCTCTCAATACATCATTTCTTAAAAAAGAAAATTCATTATAAGGTAAATAACCTGTGAAATCACCATTCGAACCATCCCCATTTAAATAAAGGCGTTCTTGTAAATATGAATATGGTGTTGATCCACTATACATATTTCTAAAAATCATTCTTAACTTACCATAAATTTTATAGTTCTTACTGTCGTTTCTTTCTTTATCATATAATTTTGCAATGTCTAATATGATATTTCTATCATTTTCACGAAGTAAATTTTGATTGACATCTAAATCCAATCTAATATCAACATCCTCATCGGGTGCTTTAAAATATTTTTTATTTGGTAATAATATTTCTTTATTTTTCATTATTCTACAGGTGGGAACGCTCCTTTCGGTCCAAATAATTGTATAAATTTATCAAGCCCAGTTTTTCCGGCTTTCAATCCAAAATAAAACATGAATGGTGTTGACAATATTTGTTTACTACCACTATAGTAATCTTCAGTTTTTCGAATAATAAAATCTTTAGTTGTATCCCATGGTTGACTATGCCATGTTCCTGCATGACTGTATCTAGTGTAAAGAGTACCTGCGGTAGGTTGTGCTAATGTACCGCTAGTAACTTCTAATACAGTAAATCCGGGATATTCACTATCATAATTAGTATGACTACTTCCACTTATTATTGCGTCAAATTCAACTAAATTTGTTGCATTTCCAGCGTTTATTGATATCCCACTAAACGTGTATGTTATAGGTAATAAAAGATATCTATCAGATGAATCGTCTTCTGGATTATTAAGATTATATCCATATGTCATACCTTGTAATGGTTGCACTTGAACAGATGTATAATCCCATGATTGGTCATCCGAACTATTTTCATCTATTCCACCAAAACCAGTGCCTTTTTTATCCCATAAAAAAAATGGTACTTTTTGTGACGATTCAGTTAATCTACCTTGTATTTGTGTTACACCATCATTTGCAATGTGTGTTGGTTCATTTAAACAAGCTCTGATTCTTTCGCCATCTTCGTCAAATTCAAAAGTTATCGGTACGGGTCCCCAATATCCATTTGGTTTAAAAACCTGTGGATATAAATCAGGATCTAATATTTGGTAAGAATAACCAAGATATTTTGGACTTTGTAAATCAAATTCTTCAATTCCAACTTCATTGTTTGTTGAAATTAATTGAATTATATCCCCATCTAAAACTCTATTCGTGAATGTAAAACCAGTATTACTAAAAAAATCATTAATGTTAAATTCATTATTACTAACATCCATCCTATAATTAATTGCCAATCCTAATAATTCACCAAAACTTTGAAAAGATGATGGACCAATTGATCTTGAAACCGAACAATTTGGATCTAATCCGGGATCAACACATATTTCTTTAATAAATTCATCTCTAGGTCCTAAGTCAACCATTGTTGTAGGTCTCCCGATTAATTTTTGATTATTATTCATTGTCCAATTATTAATCCCCCAAGATGATTCATTATTATAAATTGCCGATCGATAATAATATCTATCTTCAGATGAAATATATTTTATAACGTCTTCACAAAACTTACCCTTTTTACTTTTAAATTGAAAAAAATATAATGAACCCGATAACCAATTATCAATAAAAGAATAATTAACAATTCCTCCACAAAAAAGTTTACCGACTCTTTTTCTTCTATAATATTCTTTTAAGACATCAATTAATCTACCATTACTTTGTGATCCAGGTACAATGTAAAAAATTCCATTCGAAAATTCTGATTTTCCTGAACCTGTCGTTCTACTATATGTATTGCCATTAAATGAAGGTGGTAACTCATAACCATCACCATCAGAAACATTTGTACCTATTATATCCATACCCGGGGTATAATTAATTGGTAATATTTCAGTTCTGGGCAATGTGGTTCCACTATAGTAAAGACTAATTAAACTTTCGTTATATGGAGTATCATATATATCACAACCGGTCTCAAGATTAACAGTAATATTAGATGATCCTGTTTCCGTGTTATTTAGATCAACAATATCTACCGTATATGTTCCGCTTTGGACAATTAAAATATTTTTTGAGTCTGAAAAATAATCTTCCGATATCCCATCAACTAAATGTGTGCTTACAAAAAGACCATCTACAGTATTTTCAGGATCTAATTCAAAAAGATCACCATTTAAATTTCTTATACCATAATTATTTTGTATTGATATAAAGTTACTTATTGATGTTGGTATTGTTATTGTTGAACATTCACCATTTGTTGGTTGTGTAAATGTCGCATTAGTGATCTTGTTATAAAACAACGATCCGGGTAAATCTAAAACAGTATAAGTAAGTGTACCAACTATACAATAATTTACTTTTCCTCCTCCACCGGTTGACGTTAAAGTATTTTCACCGCTACATTCCTCACATTCAGGATAATTTATTAGACGTAATCCTTTTTGTCCGGTATCCATAATACTATAACCAATATTAACCATACTTCTACCTAATCCACCTAATGGACATACACCTAAAAAACACGTATCCATAAACGAATAACCTATTGAAATAAACAATTTAGAAATTACATTAAAAAATAGTAATTTAACCATGTTTAATAAATGTTCAATAAATAAAAGGACTTCAGCAATTAATAATGGAAATGTAAAATTTTTTACACCAAAATTAACTGGAGGTGTTACTACATCATTTGAACAATCTTCTTCTTCCGTAGGTAGAATTTCTTTAATCCCAAGATATTTGTCTCCTGAAAAAGTTTCACCTCTATAATTTAAATTCTGAAATGAAGAAACTGTATATACTTTATTGTATGTTAATCTATAAAAATAATCTCTAGGATAGTATTGACCATATTGATTATATAGTATACCTCTATTAGAATCATTACTTACCGCACTTATTGGATAATCATCAAAATTTGTTGAGAACGCATATGATTTATCGGATTCCGTACCATTTGTTTGATAATCCCTGATATTAGGGACTAAGTATGATGCAGATTTTCTAACTCTAGCGTTTCCAGCATCATCTAAAGAAAATCTAAATCTATAACACGCAGATGTTGCAATACCTTTATTTGGGTCGTTAGTTATTTCATTTTCACCGAATTCATTAGTGAAAACATAATCCATATTCATAGGAACCGGAAAAACAAAAGAACCATCTTCAGGAATATCTTCATGTAAATCAAATTTCTCTAAAATAGGTCTATTATTATCATCTTTAGTTGTTGTAAATCTAATAGCCTCAATTGTTCCTGTTTTAGTGTGTAAATCGCATTTTCTACCCATTTTTTGTCTGGGTTGACAATTTTTATTTAAAGAATTTTTATTGGTGTCCGTGTATGTACCTCCAATTAACATTGCCTTTGGTTCAATTTTAACACCTCTATCCGATAAATCAAAATCACTTCTTGTAATACCAATTTCACATAATTCTTGATTACCCCAAAATGGATAAACTTCTATGGTTTTATCAAAAGAAACTATTTGAGGTAGTGCATTCAAATCTTCAGATGACTTAAATGAGTATGTATTTTTAAATTGGTCCAAACCAATTCCTTGTTTTATAAAATCATATGGTCTTAATGAAAAACAACCAATGTCAGATAAGTCAACATCAACATGTAAGGTTTGACTTCCAATTGGAACTCCCCAAATCATAAAATCACCCGCATCATTTGTTTTAACAGTATATGTATAATATTTTTCATAAACTTCTAAAACCTCTTCTCTATTTAAAATATCCGATTGATCAGGAAAGGTTCCTGTTGGTTCGTGTCCACCATGTTGTTTTCTTGATGGTAATAAATTGTATCGGTAATTTGTATCGTTTCTATCTGATGTCGATTTATATGGATATAAAGATGAAATAACCGGATCATTTTCATCTTCAGCTGATAGTGGAACAAATATTGAAACTTTAGCATTTGGTATACCAAAACCATTATTTACTGAAATCCTACCACAAACAACCCCATAATCGGCACAAAGAGAAGTGTACACATCTTTTTGTGTGAATTTTAAGGATAAAATTTCTAGTAAATCAAAATCTTGTTTTAATTCAACTTTGATTACTTGATCTTTACCGACATTTGTAGATATTCTATGTTTTTGTATCATTCTTATAATAAATAGAAACTTATGAATTTTCTATTATTATAAACAAAAATCATTTTAAAATGTAGTCGTACCTAAAGTTTTAACTCTAACTTTAATATCTTTATTTGGAAATCTAATCTGAAAAATTTGATTTGATTTCATATAAATAATCATGTCAGATTGTTGTATCTCTTTAGTTATTGAATCAACATAGGATTGTGAAACTTCAGACGATGAGTATTCACCTCCGGTTAAACCATATACTCTAATATCAATAACATTTACCACGCCTGATACGGTACCAATTATTCTATTTAAATCTCCAACAAATAATGGATCACCCATTTTTCTTTTTTCGATAGCAAAATAACTAACAACATCTTCAATTGTTGTTTTTATTATATCTGTTTGATTATAATTTTTATCAACAACTAAGTCAATTTCTAAACCCATGTCAATTACCTCACCGCTGTTTATGTCGATATAGTCATTTATCATTCTATATTGAGAAAGATAATTTAAAATATTATTTTTTAATGTATTTGAAACAACATCAGTTAAATTACCTTTATCGTCATATGATAAAAGTTTAATTCTAACTTTATTATCTTCTTCCATCACATTAACTTTAGCTGGTGCTCCGTATGTTGATGGCATCGTTTCGATTAAAGATTTATAATCATTTAAAGTTACCGCTCTATTTTGTGCTGCAAAATTATATGAAATCATATTTCTTATTTCATCAATCGTTGGTTGATCCGCACCACCAATTGCCGGTGTAATATTGGTAACTTTTAACGATTGGATAACTTGTGTGTTAATACCACTATTTGGACCATTTACATTGAATTCAACATCATCTACACTATTAATAACTCCTACACCTATATTTGAATCTTTTCCGCCACCAACTCTATATTTTATGAATAAAGTTGTATTTGCTTTAGGTGTGGCACCTAAAGACAAGTTATTTAAATAAGATGCAATATTAACTTTCAAATCGTTAGTGATGTAGTTATCTAAATTATCTAAAGGATTTACGGTTCCGGAACCAAATGTCACTGAAAAATAACCCTCCGGTGTGTATTCTGTTACAAATTTATTTGATACGTCAACATATTCACCCGCTTTGAAATTATCTCTATCAGAAACTGACGTACTATTTGGTACAAATACTTTATCCTCTATCAATGATTTAACTTCATACCATTTATTTGTTGATGAATCAAACTCAGATGACGTTGGATTTGCACCGAAAGTAGTTCCTTCTTTATGTATTATAGAGGTTATTCCTAAAACATTTTGTTCAGGTAAATATAATTTTAAAAATGGTTTTTGATCTATTTCTGTAATAACTCTTCTGAATATTCTTGTGGTACCATTTGCAACCGCTTCTCTTTTTGTGATGGTATATGAAACCAATCTATTATTTCCATCAAAATTAGGTATTTTTAATCTATTCGGTTCTCCTCTACTGTTAAATGGATTTGAAAAATCAATATCTTCAATTGTTTCAAATATTTGTCCTCCGCCAGATATTTGTGCACCTCCCTTTAAAAGACCCAAATATCTTTCATCTTCTTTATCACCCCTAACAGGTACATTTACTGAAAAATCACATAAAGCAACTGAAGGTCTTGTTCCCGGTATTTTCATACCATATGTCTTAGCGATATGAAATAATGATTGTCTTTGTTGTGCAAAATCTAACATTGTTTCTTGCCAAACTCTATCAATATGGAAATGTAAATTATCTGCAACCGCAGCGTTTAAATCTAACAACACTGAATATATTGAAGCGTCATTAGTATTTCCAACCAAATCAGGATAATATTCTTTTGTAAGATTAACTAATTCTTGTCTTAATCCAGCAAAATCTCTCGTTGCGTATGATATTTTTTTACTCATCTTATATGTTTATAATTATAAAATCTGAAGACGAAAACGCCCCATTATTAACTGTATAATCTATTTTAACTTTTGCGGTATATGGTTTAGATGAAGTATCTGAAACTCTAAATAATCTAGCATCTTCCTCTTCCGATACAGTTGTTTCAGTTGTTTCATTTTCGGCGGAAATAATGTTTATTGAATTTATATCTAAATTAGGTATGTATTTTTTAACACTTTCTCTAATTTCTTCCTCAATTAAATTAAAAGTCACCATATCATTTTGGTCAAAAATATATTCATATATTCTGGTACCAAAATCAGGTAAATAATATCTACTACCTTTTTTTGTTAAAAGAAGATGTAAAAGATTTGCTCTAACTTCTCTTTCGGGGGTTTCTGTCATATTAAGAAATTGTCCCTTCTGACTGTCTCTAAATGGATAATCTATTCCGTATGTTTCTGCCATATGAAATAAATATAAACAATAGTAAAATGGTAATAAATAAAAAACCCAACCTAAGTTGGGTTTTTGATATTCATCTAATCTATTTCCTATATTTTATGATCCACATCCCTCACATTCGAATGGTGAACTTGATGGTTTTTCAAAAACCATTTCCATTTCTGGAGTTTGTTCACTAATTATCGAATTAGTTGTTGGTGTAGGTATTGTTTGAATATTTTGATCAACTGTTTTTACTGTTGTTGTATCGATTCCTAAACCTTTTAATGCATCAACTGCAGATCTGGTTCTTAAATAATACATACCGGTTTTTAATCCTAATTTCCAACCAAATAAATGTGCTGCCAATAATTTAGGTTTAGTTGCGTTATCCACAAATAAATTTAATGATTGTGACTGATCAATAAATACACTTCTATTTGCTGCCATTTGTAAAATTCTTTTTTGTGACATTTCCCAAACAGTTTTATAGATTTCTTTCATTTCAGTTGGGATTTCAGGAATATTTTGAACTGAACCATTTTCCATGATTAATTTATTTTTCATTCCTTCATTCCATAAACCTAATTTTAATAGATCTTTTACTAAATGTTTGTTAATAACAATAAATTCACCACCTAATGTTCTACGAGAATATAAATTTGTAGTAAATGGTTCGAACGCCTCATTGTTACCTAATATCTGAGCAGTTGATGCAGTTGGCATAGGTGCTACTAACAATGAATTACGTACACCGTATTTTATAACTTCATCTCTCAATAAACTCCAATCCCAACGACCTGATAAATCATCGTCCTTTAAACCCCACATTTGATATTGGAATATACCTTTTTCTATTGGTGATCCTGTTATTGATTCATATGGACCAAATTCTTTAGCCATATCTTTAGATGATGTTAAAGCGGCAAAATAAATTGTTTCAAATATTTCTGTTTGTAATTTATCAGCATCTTCACTTTCAAATGGTAATCCTAACATACAGAACACGTCCGCTAAACCTTGAACACCAAGACCTACTGGACGATGTTTAAAATTTGAAAGTTTAGTTTCTTCTGTAGGATAAAAATTTAAATCAATTACATTATTCAAGTTTTTAACGACTTGATAAGTCGCATCATATAATGTATTATGATTAAATTTATCATACTCAATATATTTTGGTAACGCAATTGATGCTAGATTACAAACTGCCTGTTCTGTTGGTGATGAGTATTCAATAATTTCAGTACATAAATTTGAAGATTTAATTGTACCTAAATTCTTTTGATTTGATTTATAATTTGCAGGATCCTTATATAACATGTAAGGTGTTCCGGTTTCAATTTGAGCTGTTAAAATAGCATCCATTAATTTTCTTGCTTTAACCACTTTTCTCGCTCTACCCTCTTTCTCATATTTTTCATATAGTTCTGTGAAATTTTGAGTAAACGTATATGGATCATCATAAACATCAGATAAACCCGGTGCTTCGTCCGGTGAGAATAATGACCAATCACCATCTTGTTCAACACGCTTCATGAATAAATCAGGTGTCCACATAGCTAAGAACAAATCTCTTGCTCTCATTTCTTCTTTACCTGTATTTTTTCTTAATTCAATAAATTCAAAAACATCAGCATGCCATGGTTCAAGATAAACCGCAAATGAACCTTTACGTTTACCGCCCTGATTAATCCAACGAGCAACTTCATTATATGTTTTCATCATTGGTACTAATCCATCAGACTCACCTCCGGTACCTTTAATATATGCTCCTTTAGCTCTAACATCATGAACATGTAATCCGATACCACCAGCCCATTTAGATATTTTAGCAACATCTTTAATTGTATCAAATAAACCATCAATATCGTCACCCTTATTTCCAATTAAAAAACAAGATGACATTTGTGGTCTACGAGTACCTGCATTGAATAACGTTGGGGTAGCGTGTGTATAAAAATGTATTGACAAATCATTATAGATACGTAATGCCATATTAACATCTCCTTTACAAATACCGGTAGCAACTCTCATGTACATGTATTGTGGTCTTTCAACGATTCTTGAACCAATTTTTAAAAGATATGATCTTTCTAATGTTTTAAAACCAAAATAATCAAAATCAAAATCTCTTTCTAAGTTAATAGCCTCGTCAATAACATCTTTATTTTCAATAATAAAATCGAATAATTCATCAGATATTAAAGATGATTCTTTATTTGTTTTTGGTTCAATAAAAGAATGTAATTCTTTTATTGCTTGTGAGAATTTTTTAGGTGTTGTTTTATGTAAATTAGTAACCGCTAATCTACCGGCTAATTTAGCGTAATCCGGATGAGATGTCGTCATAGATGCAGCAGTTTCTGCTGCCAATACATCCAATTCTGACGTTGTAATACCGTCATAAATTCCTTGTGTTACCTTTAATGTAATAAATGTCGGATCAACATATTCCATGTTAAGGTCATTACATAAAGCACTAATTCTTCTGGTGATTTTATCATATCTCATTTCCTCTAATTCACCATTTCTCTTTTTTACTTTCATATTTAATAATTTTAAAAATCTAAATCACCAAATGCAGAATCTAAATCTTCAGATACGTTATGTACTCCTGCTTTTTGATATTCAGCAACTCTTTTTTCGAAAAAATTTGTTTTACCTTGTATTGCAATATTTTCCATAAAATCAAATGGATTTGTTGAATTATACACTTTTGGAACACCTAAAGACACTAATAATCTATCGGTAACAAACTCAAGATATTGTGACATTAATTCTGAATTCATACCAATTAAACGAACCGGTAACGCTTCAAGAATGAATTCTTTTTCAATTTCTAATGCTCCACATATAATTTCTTTAATTCTTTCGTTTGAGATTTTGTTCTCAATGTGATTATTAAAAAGATGACAAGCAAAATCACAATGCATACCTTCGTCACGAGAAATAAGTTCATTTGAGAATGTTAATCCTGGCATTAAACCACGTTTCTTAAGCCAAAAGATTGAACAAAATGATCCTGAAAAGAAAATTCCTTCAACGGCAGCAAATGCAATTAATCTTTCAACAAATGATTCCGAACCAATCCATTTAACTGCCCATTCCGCTTTTTTCATAATTGCCGGAATTGTATCAATGGCATGGAACAAACGTAATTGTTCTTCTTTATCTTTAATGTATGTATCAATCAATAATGAATACGTTTCACTATGAATATTTTCCATCATAATTTGAAACCCATAAAACATTTTTGCTTCAGTATATTGTACCTCATTTACAAAATTTTGTGCAATGTTTTCATTTACTATACCATCCGATGCAGCAAAAAACGCCAATACATGTTTGATAAAATGTTGTTCATCGGAATTTAATTTATTATCCCAATCACTAATATCTTGAGCTAAATCAATTTCTTCTGCGGTCCAAATACACGCTTCTTGTTGTTTATACAAACTCCAAATATCCGGATGTTCAATAGGGAATAGTACAAATCGATAGGGGTTTTCTACTAAAATTTTCTCTTTCATAGTTGTTTATTTTATTTAATTTCTGTTTGCTTTTTCTTGTGTTCTAAGATATGCTTCTCTGGCTCTAACTTGTTTATCTTGTGCTTTTTGTTCTTCAAAACCAAGTAATGTGTTTTGGGAATCTGTATCAATTTCAAGATATTCATTGTTAAATTTACAATTTTGCCAAATAACCCCATCTTTTCCAATACGTGATTTAATCAATGTTAATGTTGCTAAATTATGTTCTTTTTGTTCTAAAGTTTTAGCAATAGAAAGTATTACGTGTGCAATTTGAGCCTTTTTTATTGAACCTCCCATTTGATCCCCGGTTACAACTTCAGAAGAAATTGATTCACGATTACCTTGTGTTGCCGTCCATATTGCAATATCAAATTCACTTGTCATAGATTCTAAACTTCTCATTATTGAACCTTCTCCTTTCCATTCTTCACCCATTGTTGATCTTTCAGGACTGATACAATCAACATAATCAATAATAAGCAAATCTACTTTAAATCCTTCAGAAATCATCTTTCTTAGCTTATTTTTTATTTCTGAAATTGTGACATTATCACTAGGTAATTTTAAAAGTCTAATTCCACCATTTGATTTAGATTGTGCTTCCTTTACTTTTTCCAAAATTTCAACCGGATTTTCAACCTGATCATCGGGAGCAACTCCTGTCCAAACAGTATAATGTTTTCTTTTAATATTACTTGGATTGTCTTCAAAAAATATTTGAAGTACATTTAATCCCCAATTATACGCAGTGTTAGCAAATTTAGTTAATAATGTTGTTTTACCGGTACCTGTTGGAGCCAATACAACACCTAATTCACCACGACCTAATCCTCCTTTAAGCATTTGATCAACACCATTAATACCAGTCGGTATTGGATGTCTATGGTCTTTTTCTAACGCAGATTCAATATCATGAAAAACATCAATTGCATCATCATCATGTACACCTACTTGGAGTGCTTTTTGTATAATTTGTTCAATCTTATTATATGATTCAAATTCACCGCTCTCAATAATATTTTGTACACTTTTTAACTCTCTTTTTAAATTTTGTTGTTTACAAAAATTAAGTGCTGTTACTTTTGGGTAATCAACATCGGAGGTACTTTCTTTAATAGCCTCCAAAGTGTCAATATGAATCATAGAAGATTCTTTGTTTCCACTTTCTACCCTAATTTTTTGTGCTAACGTATTATAATCAGGAATTTTATTAAACGCTAAATATAATTCTTTTAAATTTTCCATAATATATCTAAAAGAATTATTATCAAAAAATCTACTCTCTAAAACATCAATTATATTTTGTCCGTATTTTTTATCTTCAATAATTGCTTTTATTAAAGATTGTTGAAACGCAAATCCTAAGTACCCGAAATTTTTTTCTTCCATTGTTTTTTTGTTTTTTTATTATAGTTCGTATTGTAAATACGTTGTTTCCAATTCTTCAGATGATAATATGTCAGTTAAATCTAACAAAAATCTTTTAAGATTTGGACGTATGTCCACCGTATACCTAACCTTTGGATGGTAGTAATACGCTGGAAATATTCTTTGAATAAATACATCATCTCCTACCTTAATTTGTAGTAAGAAATGTTCTTTTTCTTTATTCTCCGATTCTTCCACACTATCAGAAGATTGAAAATAATTTTGATTCTCACATAGAAAATCAGAACTTTTTATTTTTAAATCTTCTGAAATTTCGTTACAAATATTTTTTACATAGTAATGTAAATCCATAGATCTTCTTGATTCATATACGTGATCCTTTACATTAAAAAATCTTTGACAAATAATGTTACCTTCTAAAGTTAGAAGAAATTCAAATTTTGTGATGTCTTGTTGATTACTCATAGTTTTTTACTTTAATAGTTTTTGATTTTGTTTTATTTTTTTCTTTTCTAGTTAATCTGAGGAATGGGTTTAAAAATTTTATCCATCCATCATCTGATTTTGGCAGTATATTAAATATTCCATCTTCCAACATCATTTTCATGGTATTTTTATAAGATCTGCCTTCGGGGTCTAAAGATTCACTTATTAATGAATCAATGTTTTCTTTTGCTTCGTCAGTTAAAAACGGTTCATCTAAACTAACAATTTTATTGTTTAAATAGTAAAACTCATCACCTAAAACACCATGTTTAGTAACACCTGTTAATACTTTTTGTATTAATTTGTTATTTTTATTTTCTTCAAAAATAATGTTACTTCTTTCTTTAATGTAAGTTAAGTCAATAGGTTTTGTTCTTATTTCAGGGAATAAATCAAGTAGACTTTTAATTCCTAAACCTTTAATTCCGGCAATACTATCTGAAGCATCACCACACATCATTTTAACTAATTTTACGTTTTCAATTAAAATATTTTCGTGTTCATAAACAATTAAATCTTTTTGATTATAAAGTTTACCGTGACTTGGGTTATAAATTTTTGTAGTTTCTGAAACAAGTTGCGTTAGATCGCCATCGGACGAATAAATGATTTTATTCTCTACAGGAGAATGTTGAGTATAGTAAGCAATGCAATCATCGGTCTCACAATACTCATACTCTCCTTGTCTAACATATAATTCTTCAAGATATTGTTTTATTCTATCTCTTTGGTAATTATATGAATTAAGTTCTTCTTCTGTTTTGATTCTTGTCCTTCTATTTTCTTTATAATGGCAGTAAATTTTTTTTCTACTTTGTGATCCATCTACTCCATCCCAAAAAACTACAATTTTATCTAAATGATATGTTTCAAATGATCTCCTAAGAGTATTGAGAAAATGATATATTCCCCCAATGTGTGTTCCTTTATAGAAATAATTTTTAACACCATAAAACCCAATCGTGAGTAAATTATCACCATCAACTAATAAAACGGACATTTAATTTTTTTTTATTATTCTTCAATACTTGGTTCGTCAAAATTTTCAACAAGTTCTAACTCTCCAGTGATTCCTAAAGTTTCTTTCCAAAGTGATGAATATTCTTTTTTATATTCGTCCAACGCTTCTTTAGTATCATCAATATATCCGGTAGGTACCGCAATTACTTTTCCATCTTTATATTGTAGACCATTAACATGGTTCTTTAAAACAGAGATTTTTGTTCTAATTGCAAACGCCACTTTTCTACCATCTTTAACCGCATCGATGTGATTAATTCCGGCTTTCTTTTGGTTACCAAATAAAAATACAAATGATGATGCTAACCATAATGCTTCACCACCTTTTGCTTTAATTTCAGGTTGACCAAATGGATTATCCGGTAGATCAACCCATGGTTGATTAACCACAACTAATGTACTGTATAATGGATTTTCTTTTGTTGGGTAATCTTCTTTTTTAGATTTAGAAATTCTTGAATGAAGACCCATTCCAATTTTATCTGCGAGAGCAGCTGCATTATGTTGCTTACCTCCCTTACCTTCAAATGTCATTTTACATGGAACCGAACCAACGGAATCCCATAAAAATAAAATTGATTGTGTGATGTCACCTTTTTCTTGTGCATCTAACACTTCATGCATGAAATCTGTAATTTGTTCGATATATTCAAAACTATCGTTAAAAATAAAATCACCAATCCATTCACCATTTACATCTTTTTCCGCTTGTAATCCTAATTGAATTGCATGTTCCCAATTCCATTTTTTTTCTGTGATAATAAAAACAGGTAAGTGACCTTTCTTTTGAGCGTCCGCAGCTGCTAAAATCATTGCCGTTGTTTTTGACGTATTAGAATGTCCTAATAACATATTAATACCACCCATAATTGGTCCGGGTAATCCCGTTGCCTTTAAAAAAGCTTCTCCGCAGTAATAATAACTCGGATCTTTATATTTTGTAGTCGATGAAAATTTTTTCTTTATATCTGAATCAAATGTTTTTTTCTTAATTCCGGCCATATATTTAATTTTTTTAAGAAAAGAATCCCCAGTAAACAAACGCAGGAAACCGGGGATTCTTAATATTATTTAATTTATTTACTAAAATGGTAAGTCATCATCAACCTCACTATCTTCCTGTGGGTCTACAATAGGTGTTGATGGTTTCGTGATTGTTTCGTCACTAGTACTGTTTGAAACATATTTCTTTAGGTCTGAGTCCCAACGTGGTACCTCTCCTTTTGCTATTAATTCCAAATAATCCTCACTCTTTTTAGCATAAACATCAGACCAAACTAAACTATCTTCTAACCAAGATTTTGCAATATTTTCATCAGTGTGTAATGGACTTGCATCTTCAGGGATAATTGAGTTAATAACCGTGTATTCACTACCTTTACCTGATTTAGATAATGTTAAAGATAAAATTAAATCTCTACCATTTTCTGGATTGGTAATATCCCCTTTATTACGAAAGATTGGGAATATTTTATCTAAGGTACCATCACCTTTAGCATTATGTTTAAATCTCCAAAATTTTACTCCATCATTTTCTTTATCTCGATCGATAACTTTTACAATATAAAATTTACGGGATCTGTATTGACGAGCCAATTCTTTATCGGATTCATCTCCGGTTGACATTAATCCGTCATATACGTCATTTAAAGGTGAACGTTTTCCTTCTTGTTTTGGGTCGTATACTTTAACCCATTTACCATCCACTTGAACTTCGTGGAAATAAACCTCAACAAATGGTGATGAACCATCTTTTGTAGGTAAAATCCTAACTCTTCTTTCTTCTCCTTTAGAACCCTTAGGTAATAAAGTAGTGAAAAACTTTTTCATTCGATCCTCTTGAGGAACTTTGTTTCCATTGCCACCTGTGGCGTTTTTACTTTTCTCATACTGAGACATTACTGAATCATACGTTGACATGTTTTTAAAATTTAAATTGTTTATGTTAAAATATAGATAAAAAAACCCGAATTAAAAAATCCGGGTTAATTTTTTTTGAAATTTTTTTTATTCTAATGTTAATAAGTAATTTAGTTTATAAAATAAACCTAACATTTCATCTCGAATATTTAATAAATTAGTATCTGTTTGATCTAATTCGTCCGTTAATTGTATAAATGCATCACAAACGGTTTTAACCATTGCTTTTGTATCAATTTCTGATAAATTTGACAATTGGATTGTTTTTGTTTCTTCATCTAATATAAATCTACCATACTTTCCCATTGCTTCTTCAACGTATGAATCTACTAAATCAAGTAATTCACCGAAAGTATCGTCAAACGCTTTATGTCTTGCATATCCTTTTGTTTGCCAATGTAAAATTTTAATTTGACACTGCAAACCAAGAAAAAAGTTTACGTTAGTACTTAAATTCATCTTCTTGTTGTTCTGGGTTAAATGATGATCTTATGGTGTCTTTCGAATAATTTTGAATTTCGTCTTTTCTTAAAACGTATTCATTTTTACCGGATGCTTGCATCTCACCTTGTTTATGTGCAAAAAATTCTTGTGGTTTCTCGTTAAATGGATATGAATCTAATGAACGCATTTCTAATTTTTCTTGTGGTGTTTCTGGTTTCATTTTTTCAACCTGTTGACCTAAATTATCTATTTTATTCATAAGTGCGTCCATTTCACCAAGTTTTGCTTCCAAATCCGTTAGTTTAGTGAACACATCATCCATTTTAGCTATAACCGCACCATGATCTTGTTTATTGCTATCAATATCTTTTTTAATATTTTTAGTCATATTAACTAAATCGGTAATATCAATCTCTTCTGTGGTATCAGTATCCATTGGAGTTGTGCCCGCATCTGTTATTGGTGGTACCTCTGCTGTTGCATTTGGATCAGTCGCTCCAGCATCTGGTGTTGGTGGTACCTCTGCTGTTGCATCCGGTGCCGGTACTTCTGTTTCTGGTGTCGGAGGTGGAACATCTTGTTCCATTATCATTTTTTTAGCGTATTTGTTAATAGCATTAAAACGTTTAACCTCTTCTAATAATTTTTTCTCTAACATGATTTAATCTTGTAATAGTTGTCTACCATCATTTGTGATGTATTTTTTATTTATTCTTTCGACGATTCCGTCTTTTTCTCGAATTGTATAACATTCTCCCGTTAACATATCACATTCTTCTCTTTCCATTCCATCGTTAGAAACTTTTCTAACTTGTTTTGGTTTTAAGAATTGATTAATAGTATTATTGATTTTTGAGTTTTCCATACTTTTTTATATAAATATCTTAATTTTATTAATATTCTTATATTATATTAAAATATACTATATCACCTTCGAATAGTTTTAGTTTTTCCATTAAAGCTGGTGACATACCCATACCATAATTTGTTACTGTTGGACCTATATTTATCGGTCCTTGTACTTTTCTTTTTGGTGACGTGTCAGTATCTAATAAATATTTTGATTCTAACATAAGACTTTTTTTATTTTGAGGGTTATAAAATTCAGTTTTAACCGTTGGTCCCATTATAATATCCGCAGTAACTTTTTTTGATAACTTGAATTTAGTTGAATAAAATAAGTAATCGGTATTTTTGATTTCTGACCATTTTAAATTCTTTGGTTTTACTGTATATGAACTTAACTGATTAATTAAACTCATATCCATGTCGTCACTTACCGGATAATTTTCACCACCCATTCTAACAACACTCGCTCTTAACCATTCTTTATTATTTATTTTAATTTTTTGAATATATTGTTCGTTTTCCGCACCATTATATGGTATACCATACTTTGTTATACCGATATCTTTAATAAACATATCATTTTTCTCAGAATTCAATAATTTAATGATATCCGTGGTATAGCTTCCTGAAGAAGTGTTGATTGTTATAGTTGTTGGTGTAACTGTTTTATCCGTATTATTAACTTTTGCAATGGCTTTTTTAGCTATTGAATCAAACAATACTCTATAACTAGACGTAAACGAGTCTTTTGGATCCGGTAACGATGCATATGGTATTCTTGATCCTTTAAATGTTGTTGTTATATTATTATTTCTAATATTATGAGTGACTTCCGTAATCCAATAAGACCCCCTAAACATTGGTACATTTTTTAAATAAAAAAACATTGTAGGTTGAATCATAACATTTCCCATACATGTAACTTCACATGAATATGATGCTTGTCGATAATATTCAAATAAACCAATATCTACATTATATGCACCCGCACCTGATTCGGATTTTGCAATATTTTCCAAAACCACAAAAGATTCTGATGTGTTTTTTAAAGATGATTGATTTAATTGTAACCCTTTAAATATACTTTGATTTTGATCACCAAAACTAACTTCAAAAGCAACAACTTTATTTGATTTAGCCAAATCACCAGTATTGAAAACTGCCGGTGTTGTAATCATCATTGGATTATTATTGTTATCGCCAATATAGTAACTGTCGTCATTATATTTAAATTTACTTCCCATATCTGTGGGATATTTTGAAACTGGACCTGTAAATTGTATAATGATTTTTGGCGAAGAATCTTGATAATCAACATCTAAGAACGTCCCAAATAAATTTTCTGCAACCTTTTTAGAGGGTGTTATTTTAGATTGATTATTGAAATTAGTACCATAAAAATTAACATATGCCGGTAACGGTCTCATATCAAATCCGGTACCCTGTATTAACATTGAAATTACACTATATAGATTTGTTTTTTCATTTTTAGGATCACCTAACGATTTTAATCTTTGAATGTTAAGAAAAACTTTATCTCCAATATCTTTATTTGCTTTATCTAAGAATAAAAATTCTTCCAATAATAATCTTTGTCCGATAGAATTCCCACCAATCCATTTATCATTAAATGATTTGAAATAATTATATAATTCAATTTTAGTGTCTCTATTATTATATCCATCAATAATTGTTGTATTGTTTGTGGTTGTTTGATATTTTAAATCGTTAAATTTAGATGTTAAAATTGTTAAAAATAATGATAATCTATTTACAGAACCCGAAACTTCATTTTTTGAATTGTTTTTTAAAAATATATTATCATTTATATATTTTTGGAATGTTTTTTTATCTGATAATCCTCCTGATTTTCTATAACCCGCATAAATCAATATCAATGGTCTAAATTGAATTATGTTTGTTTCATTTAGTTCGACATCATTAGTTATAAAAAATTCATTATAATATGAATCAATGTCTTCACCAATATACAGTTTTATTAAATCTAAATTATTTTGAGTTGATTGAGATGGATCATATTCATTATAAGTAAACGGTATAAATTCATCATTTACATTTAATTCAGAAAAACCTTTAAATACATACGCATCGATTTCTTTAGGATTACCGATTGTTATTTTAATCCAATTATCAACTGACAACATATCGGTAGTTACATCTTTTAAGTTTTCTTCTTGTCTTTTTTTGATTGTGGTAATTAATTCATCAATATTTGTACTATCTGATTTTGTTTTTTTAACCGTTAAAATCCCTTTTAATATGTCCTGAAATTGATAATAATATACTTTTTCAAATCTTTTATATGGTGATTCTTCCTTTCCTTTTTCGGATGAAAATTGTAAAAACATGTCTTCAAATTCATCTAATATTTTTGGACTAAATGTACCAATCAAATCGATTACTTTTCTATAGTTCTCAGATATTGAATATTTGTTATCATATAGTTCTCTTGTTGTTCCAGTAACAAAACTTCTATGATATTGATCGTATGATGGAAATGTTTTACCACTAAATGTGTCATTAACATAATCATCATCCCATAGCACTCTAAAATTTGATTGTTCCTCAACTTCAAATGATTTATTCGAAGTATATGGGAAGTTAGGAAAAACACCTAATATTTTAGCGGTTTGTTCGTTGGTTACTATTTTTTTACCGATGGTACTATTATTTCCATCAGACGGTAACAATGTATATCTTAAATCAGTATTATCAAATTTTGAATTATCTACAAATCCAGTCCAATAATTAATTTCGCTAGTAGAATCTTTACGTTTTCTTTCATTAATTGCTCCGGCATTTACATTTACATTAAAAGATGTGCTACCCGATGCAATGATATAGTGGTTATAACCATTTATGATTTCATGATATAATGCGTCATAATACGGATGAATACCGGTATCTTTATTATCACTATATGTTAAGTAATCGGTACCTATTTGAAATATATCGCCATCATTATCATCAAAAAACAAACTTCCATCAATATTAGTAGTGTTGTTACTATTATCTAAAAAACCACTTAATATATCAATACCTTCTAGTATGTATTTTTTATATCTATGGTATATGGATCCCCATTTGACAATTAAATGATATGGAACAAAATGTGATGCACCAACTTCTTTAAATAGGTTAGACATCCTAACATTAATGTTACTCGTTGCTGTCGAACCTTCGGTTATGGTTAAAAATCCTAACTCATCTTCAAGATCACGAAATGGTAATGAATTTAATAAAAGATATGCCGAACCTTTAAATTTTCCATATTGATTAGTTGTGATAAAATCATTATATAATTGTTTATGGAAATACGGTGTGTTTAATATGTGTATATTACTATTACCTATATTTAATTTATTTAAAAATAAATTTTCAGTAAATCCCGATTTAACCCAAGATATTCTATTTTGACCTGAACAAATAAATCCATCATTTAAATCTACTTTTAAGTTTTTACCAAATTTATTAATTTCATATTTTTCTTTATTAATATAAGAAAGATATAAATCAGAAGTAAATGGATATATTTTTTTTCTATATGATTCAACCGAATAATTTTGTAAAAAATTATTTAAATTAACAAAAGAATTTAAATTTTTTGTTTCGGGTGATTTGTCAAGATATTGTTCTATTTTTATAGGATATTCCAACGAATCTTTAATATATGGTACCGTTGGTAATTCATCTTTATAATATGGGTATCTTTCAAAAGGAGAAAATGATTGTAATGAATTTCTTAAATCTTCTGCAGTTTTTATCCTATTATGTAATAATCCAATTAAATCATCATCTTCTTTTATTGATTCTTTTATATTTTCAAATTCAATTTCTGATAATTCTTTTAATGTTTCATTATCAAAAGAATCAATTAATGTATAAAAATTAGATCTTTCCCAAATTTCATATAAAAAAGATGATAATGATTTATCTGTATATGGTAAAAAATCTGAAACTTCAGATAATGAACTTATTTTTGTAATTTTACTTTCATCTATATTAGTACCAAATGTAACATTATTATTTATATTTTCTTTATCACTTAACGTATCTATTTTATTTGTCGCAACCCCAATGTAATTTTCTAAAAATTCAACTTCAGGCCACAAACTCATATTGTTTGATTTTAATTTCTCCTGTAGTTCCGGTTCTGCCGGATATGCTATTACTTTTTGTTTTTCACCTGAAACGCTTTTTTTAATTTCAGGCCAAGGATAAATATTTTCACCAGTACTTTCATCAGAAAATCCTTCTATTAATTTTTTTCTTTCCTTTGATGCATCAAATGCCCTTTGGTGAACATCTTTCATTAATCTGACATAAACTTCCGCATTTGCTAAGATTACCGCAAATATGTTTCTTACTGTTGGAGAAAAACCAATTCCACCTCTACCGGTATCTTTAATAACATTATTCATCTCCTCTTCTACTTTCTTCTCCAAAATGTCTTTTTGTTCATTAAATGATTTTCTTATTTCGGATAATCGTTTAAATAACTCATCTTTAGCAACAACATACTGTCCATTTATTTTTGTAACATAATCATCTAACGAACCTAAATTTTTTGCTACTATTTTTTCTTTTTTAAAATTAGCGTTTGTTTTATTTAATAATGAATTGTTAAATAATTCATTTTCATTTAATGATTTTTTAGATGATTCAATTATATTTTCTAATGTTTTATTTGCTGTTGTTCCGGATATATTTACCGGATCTGTTTTATCCTTAGCGGATAATTCATAATAATTAACATTATTTTTAGGTGTAATATTATTAGTTAGGTACCTAACGCACCAAGAATTAATATTATTTTCAATACCATTTATTGTATCTTCAAAACTTTTTAGACCTGAAAATAATTTCATACTTACTACTTGATCTAAAATTTGTTTTTCTAATATTTTATCTAACGTTTCTGCAACTACTAAAAGTTCTCTTAATGTTTTATTAGGAAAATCTTTCGGTAATAAACCTTTTTGTTTATATTCAGAATATACCGTTTTTAATATTTGATAACCCTTTGATGATTTTGATATTTTTTGTTCTGAATTGTTTGTTTTAGTATTTGTATTAGAATTTACATCCGTTCTATTTGGATACATGTATGGTGCATTTAACATACCTTTAAGTGGTATATCATTAAGCCAAGCAAATGTTGATCCAACAAATGTGGTTTCAACTTCAAAATTACCATTAGTTTCATTATATTTTGTATTAAACTTAATAAGATGTAATCTATATTTTATTGCCTTACCATAAAATCCTTTTATTGTTAAGTAATATATTGGCCAAGGTATATGAAAAAATGCACTATAAGGTGAATTTTCAGGTGATTCAAACAAAGTTTTACCCCTTACATCAATAAAATTAATTTGTACTTGTGGTATTGAATTAATTCCTTTTATTGAAATATTAATTGAATCTATCCCAAATGATTGTCCGGTTTTATCTGATTGATAAAAAACACCTGTACCTAAAGAATTACCGTTTTTATCTTTTTTTGTTTTTTGATCAAAATTTAAGTAGGTGTCAGTCCAAGTTGAATCGTAGTCACCTCCTTCTGCGTTTTTTAAAAAATTTAATGTTCCTTGAGCTATTGAAGTTAATGTATTTTTATCATTTTCGGATGTTAATATTGATCTTGGAATAATATCAGCTTCTAAATTAACATACATCACCAACTTTTCTTGTTCGATGTTTCTTGGTAATATAGTACCATCACTATGAATTACACTATTAGGATCGATATAAATTAAATTATTTTCATCAACCTTTACTAAAATGTTTTCGCTATTTGTTATTTTATTGTTCCCCATAATATAAGTTATACAATTCTACGCCTCTTTTGTAATCTTGTAAAGTAGTTATTAAAGGAAATGGTATTCTGATCATAAAGTTATCAGGAATTTCAAATTCAACACTTCCGGCTAATGGATTCGCTAATAGTATTAACCAACCAAATGTCGGTGAACTATAAAAAGTGTCTGATAACTTATCCAACCTATCTTTCCCTTTTTTAAATTGAATGTATTTGTCAGTTCCTTTTATAGGTATTTCAATACCCGGAACAATTCTGAATTTACCGTCATCTATGAAAAATTGATACCTATCAAAATAATCTCTACTCATTTTTTATAATAATTTAATTTATTTATTACAGAAACTTTAGTTGAAAAAAGTTTTTTAGTTTCATCTAAAATATTTTGATCTGTTATCTCCGTTTCATTTGATATCGTAAACTTAACATCATTGTTGTTTTTTCTTTTAATAAATTTACTAAATTTAAACACCTTTTCTTTTGGTGTTACAAAAAAATTATCTAATCTTTTTGATAATCTTGTGGTTGTATTTTCATCAAAAATTATTGAATCTCCTTTTTTAAGAATTTCAATAATTTTTTCTTTACTATCATTTAATAAAACAGTTAATATGTCACTTAATGTTGGGGTATCGATTGTCGGATTATTAAAATTTATTGTACCGTCTAAATCATTATAAAATTTAGATGTATTTGTTTTTATATAATCGATACATGTACTATATTCATTATATATTAAATCATATGTAAATCCTGATAAGTTTGATTGTACTGTCTTTTTATCGTCAATCACTTTTGCATCTTTACCATATTTTACCAAATAATTAACTTTATCCAATGAAGTTATTAATTTATTTGTGTTTTCCTCAAATGATAAAACAGTAGTATCAGTGACTATTCCATCTAACTTTTCATTTACTATTTTTTTGATTTCAGGTGTTAATAATTCATTAGCTTTATTTTGTTTAGGTAATGTTAATTCTTTATCAAAACCAAATATTTGACATAGATTTGAATTTGTTATTGATAAATCCATAGCCATTTTAACTCCTCTATTTAAAATTGGTAACTCTTTTGTTTTTGTGTACAAACCAAATAAATCAATTGTTGTTCCGGGTGTGTTACTTGTTGTGGTATAAACATCGTATGTTTTAATTGTTCTATACGTTGGTGAAATTATCATATCTAATAATTTTGTACCGTATTTTTTATTTAAACCATTATATAAAATAGGATATTGTGTAAAATATGATTCCGTTTTTGTAAACACATCTTCAATTACATTTTTATAGTTTAATTCTGTGGTACCTTCACCAATGTTTTTACCTTTATCAATTTCATTTAATTTTTCGTCAGTTGACGGTTGAGGTGTTTTATTATAATCTTCTTGTAGTTTTTCTAAGAATGATTTGGTAAATCCAGATGACTCTTGTCCATTAATCGATGTATTTGTTGAAATTGATCTTTCATCATACATTTCAGTATTCGCATAGAAATTAGAAGTTAACGCATTTTGTAATCTTTCTACCGGTTTTTCAAGTCCTTGACCACCAATAAAATTAATTTGTAATGTTACATTTGCAATCATTGGTTGAACTCCGATTCCTTCCGGATTTAAATCCCATACACCATCTTCAAATGTTATACCAACGTCTCTAATTACAATTTTAGAATGATAAAAATCACCCACTCTTAATATACAGATTGGTGGTGGTCCGAAAGTAGTGTTTCTAGCACCTATATCACTATTATCAGAAATACCTTTAATTGGAATAGTATCTCCCGGTCTTAAACATTGATGAATAAATGTTAATCTAGCATTTAAACCTTCAGGTGTTGTTGAATGAAACGCCGGATGAAAATATCTTAATTTTTCGGTTAATGATTTAAATGCAATTGGTGAGTCTTCTTCTAATTTTTTGAAATAAAAACATTCCGATAATGTTTTCATGATAATTCTTTTCATGACATCAATCGGTGGTTTTTTTACTTTATTAGGTACAGTTACAACACCATCTTCTATTATACTTGTTTTTGGTAATTCGTTTTTTGGTTCCGGATTAATTGGTTTTTGAGGTTCAGGTGTTTTATCATATTTAAAATTAACCTTAACATTTCTACACCAAAAAGCAACTGGTGAATATTTTTTTAATCCCGGAACCGCAACAAAATCTTGATTTTTACAATTCACATCATCATCACTATTACCTGTAAATGTTTCACCATAATTGGTACTTACAACTGTTAATTTTCCGGGATTATCCCAACCAAAATCTTGTTTTAAATCATATTCTTTTGTTATAATAATACCGCCACTTTTATTTACGGTTATCCCATCCTTATTATATCCATCAACTAAGTTTGAAGAATCAATCCATTTAGGTGTTGGTCCTTTACCGTCTTTTGAAATTCTTGAAAATAAATCTTTTAATACACTATGACTTCTTCTTAATGACAATTTTTCATTATATAAATTACTAGCAACGGAAGAAGTTGATGACGATATTTCTATTTTTATATTTTGTACCGTTTTTCCTGATATATCATTTTTTAATGTTTCAGTTTTTCCTGTGTAATCATTAAATTTAGAATCCATATTATCAAAATATTTTACCATTTTTGATAATTGATCATTTATTAAAGTTGCACCTACCGGATTTTCAGTTCCAAAAATTTGTTTTTTCTCTTTTTTTACTTGTTTTGTGTTTTGTGAATCAACATAACTTAATAATGTTACTAAATCATTTTGTAAATGACCAGTATATGTTAATTTTTGAGTTTTATATTTTAAATATAAATCAGTGTAATTTGATGATGATGTAACATTTCTTGTATTTGGATCCGGTACATCATTTTCAAAATTTAAAATGACATGTAATGTTTGTGAGTTAGATGATGCCACTGGTGTTGGTTCCTGTGGATTTGTTTTAACATTGGGGTCTATAACTGTTTTATATTTATTAATTACTTTTGTGTCTCCGCCAGTATTAAGATAATCTTTAATTAAATCAATATCACTTTTATCTAAAGTCGTATATCTTCTAATAAGACCATAAAAATCTAATTCTTCACATCCAGCAAAAAATGCATTAATATAATTGTCTGCTTCTTCATCAGACATTCCTTTAAAATGTTCTCTAACCAATAAGTTCAATATACTTGGATGATCAACAACAACTTTAAATGAAATTTGTCCTGATCTTTCTGTGTTTTGATATGTGTAAATTGGTTCGGGTCTACCTAAAAAATTATTTGTTTCCCATTTAGCACTATTTTGTTCAGATACTTTTAAATCATATGGCGGAAACCACATAACACGACCTCCGTTTGGTCCTCTTTCACAAAATGGTAAATCTAAAACCGTAAATCCGGGTAACGTAGATGTTTTCCACGCAAGATTTTCAATTGAAAACATATATTTTTTAGCATAAAAACTTTTACCGTCTTTGTCTGCTCCAAATTTATAACCGTTAAAAATGTTTGTTGATCCGTCAAATCCTTTATTACCGTTTGACATTGGACCGATATTTAAATTCCATGGTCTACTTTGACCACCCATTACACTACCATCAAATTTTCTAATGTTATCTGTTCTTTTCATGGTATCAGAATAATTCATATATGAACGATCTTTTGTCCATACACGACAGTATTCAACACCACTTTCTTCACCGGTGAATTTATCAACATATTTAATTGCTGAACCCCTCGACATCATATTGTCACCCTCTCTAAAAACTCTACTTGTTTGGTCAATAACGTTTGCTACATGTGAACGTGCGGCACCTCCATCTGTTGGTAATGTATTTAAAAGTTCTTGTGTTTGACCTAAAATAGAATCAAATCTAAATCCATATTTTGTTGATAATGAATCTTCTAAATTTGAGGATTCGTCATTATATTCTTTGTTATTAACACCAAGTTTATTTTTTGAATTTTTACTAATCCAAGTTAAATTACCACCGATATGTCCACCTTCAGTAATATTTTTACTTCTTTGAAATAATTTAGCTTGAACTTCATCAAACATTAAACTTAAAAAATAACTACTTCTAACAGGTCTATCATTGAAATCGCTCATTGCGTATTTCACATCGTTACCTCTATCATCACCAATATATGCTTCACCTTTTGGTGCTTCCGCACCTAATAAACTTTTAATACCTTGTGCTGTTCTGTCTATAAAATTGAATACTTTCGAAGAATTTTGTGACCTTGCAGTTGTAGTATAATTTGGTGCATATTTTGAATATGATAATAAATCATATAAATTATTTCTTTGACCTTCTCCCATGTATTCTATGAATAAATCGGATGGTTTTCTTGATAATTTTGGTCTTCTTTGTATCCCAATTAAAGATCCTAAAACACCTGTTACATCTTGTACTATTTTACCGAATTCGGTACTTGGTGTTGGTCGATAATTTATAGGATTTCTAGGGTCTGATAAATAACTACCCGGTATTTCAGTAAATGGAAATTGTAATCCAGATACTGTTTGTAAAAAATCAACACCCTTTCCTAATAATGTTTTAGCAACAGTAATTTTATAGTTTGATTCAACTAATGGTTCTCTACCTGTTATTATATTTGAAGCGGTTGCGGTGTTACCATTTAAAGCATCAATTAATCTTACTCGACCAACTGTAGATGCTTCTAAATTTTGTGCTAATCTTGATAATACAGGACCACCTTTATCATTTTTAATATAATTTGCAGCAAATTTAAATAATTCTGATTCAGTATTATATGTACTGTTTGATGTCATAATACCTATTAAATTATGGTTACTTGCAACAAAGTATGGGTACAATGATAAATTTGCTCTTCTTGGTAAAACGTCAATAGTATCTTTTACAAAATATTGTAAAGGTTTATATATGTTAGAATTTTGTGATTGTAATAATTCATCTGCAACATTATTGTCTACCGTTCCCGGATCAACATTTGACATATTACTCAAATTCTGATAATCATATAAATTATTTGTAAAAGTTTGAGGACCATTAGGTTGTTGGAGAGTCTTACCTAAAATAAAATCTCTAAATCTTTTGGTCGAATCAAAATCTAAGTAACTTGGCATTATATTTTTATTTTATTTATAAATAGAGAAAATTATAAAAGTATAGTTATGGCATCAAATATGAATTTTTATGTTCAATAGTTACCGGTACCGGTCCATGTACTGTTGTGTCTAATTTAATATTTAAAATTGGATTTTGATTATTATTTGTTGATTGTTGTACTATTTGTGTATTTTGTTTATTTTTATTTTCTAATTCTTTTTGTCTTTCTAACGACATATTACTTTTTGTTTCGTCAAATCTAACATCTGTCGTTTTCATGTTAAGGTCAATATTAAATTTCTTTTTTACAATTGATTCGATTTCACTTAACCATTCAACACCTTTTTTAGATAATTCTTGGGTATCCTTTGCAACACTTTTTAAATCAAATCCTGCAATATTTCCTGCTGCTTCTACTGCCCTACCCCCTTGTAGTCTCAAATATGCTGCAATAAAATTAGCATCTCTTTTAATATTTTCAATATTTGTGGCTTGATTTCTAACAATATCATTTTCACTAAGTTGTTTAAACTCGTCTTGATATTTTAACAATAGATTAGCTTGATTTTGATCTAAATCTTTTAAAGCAATTTCATTTTTACCAAATTTTTCTTTTAAAAATTCACTTTGTAATTCAATGGTCATTTGACCACCTTTCATTTGTGCTAAATTTGTGATAAATCTTTGTTGGTCATCGTCTAAACTCAATCCTCTTGAAAATAAATCTGCAGCCGCTGAACTTCTTTCTGCAGCTGCAATTGCACCTTTTGATAGTTCTTGATAACTTATACCTAAAGAATCCGCCATTGCTTTTGCTCTTCTTAAATTAACACCCGTAATTTCAAATCTTTTTTGTTCATTATTATATGTTGTTAAACCAGCAGCCGCACCATTTAATGCGTCCTGTAATCCCTCAACATTATTAGTTGCCATATACATAAGCTTAAGAGGATCATTAAAATCACCAATTGCACCACCTAAAACCTGTAAATTAGCCGATAAATCAATTGCACCTTCAGGATTCATTACTTTATCTGCAATTTTAAATGTTTCATCCATACTCATTCTAAATTCGGTAGCCTTTCTAGTCATGTCAGAAAGACCATTTATTCCGTTTTTAAAACCATATTCATTTAATTTACCTATATTTTTAGAAAGTTCTGATGTTGTTGTTTTTGCACGTAACCCTAACTGCAATGAACGACTACCTGCTTCAGATATTTTTTCTTGAGCATCCGCAGCACCCACACCAATTTTTTCAAATTCGGGGTACATTTCAACTAAATCTCGTAAATTACCAACAAATGCTGCGGCAACTTCACCGGCTCTTTCAAATGTTTCTCGATTAATTAATGCAAATCTACCTGTTTGTGTTACTAATCTTGATGCAGAATCTGCCAAATCTCCAAAACTTATACCTAATTGTAATAATCTTGGATTAGCTTTTGTTATTTCTTCTCTAAAATCTTTCGATAATTGACCCGTTAAACCTGCTTCAATATTTACTTTTTCAAGTAATGCTGTTTGTTGTTCAAAATATTGTACCAAACTTTTTCCAAGTACATCGACTAAATTTCCAGCAATCGTTTTTAAACCTTTTAATTGACGAGAAGAACTATCATAAAAAACATTAAACACATCTTGAACACCGATCATTTCACCCTGTAATGTAGAAAAAGATTTTTCAGCTTCTTGTGTTTTTAATATATCTTGTAAATTTCCAATACCTTTTTCAAAAATATTTCCACCTCCAGTTATTGTGTTTGTATTATAACTAGTGGTACTTCTTTTGGTATTTTGAAAACCTTTGTATAATTCCTCAAGTTTAGCCTGATCTATATTTTTATCTTTTTCATATGCGAATTTAAAATCCTTTAAAGATATATTCGGATTTTTTTCCAACCATTCTCTAGGTGATATTTGTGCCATACATATAAATAGATTTATTTAGTGTTTTCTAGCTCAACTATGGTTTCAATATAATATCTTCTTATATAAACAGGCATTGATAAAATATCACTATATGAAAAACCTTTTCGAACTAAAAATAACATTTCCAATAGTTGATTTTTTTTATAATCCGTAGAAAGGGCGAAAAAATTCAACCCCGAATCCAATATAAAATTGGACATCTTCTCCTGACGGGGCTTTTACTGTTCTCATTAAATCTAATCCTGGTTTATTATCGTTTACATATTTTCTAAAGTTTTGAGAGTCTATGATTGGTAAATTTTGTACAAAATTATGAATATTCATCATTTCTCTATTTCCTTGAACCGATTTAATCATTGTCTCTAAACGTTTTGTTATGATCGGTGCGATACCAATTCCATTCCAAGATTTTTCAATTTCTTTTAAATCATTTTCTTGTTTTTGATTTAAAAATTTAAAGGTAATTTCAATCTTACTTTTTTCCATGAAATATTTATATTCTCCATTTGAATCAGGATTAAGATTAAATTCTTTAAAATTTAAATCCGAAATATCTATAGTTGTATTAAACTCTTTATTTGTTTTTGGGTCTGTTAGTGTAACACTATATTCGGATCCAAATGCGGTATTTCTTAAAAAAATTAAAATAGATTGTCTATCTTCATCAACCAAATCATCAATATTAATATCTTTATCTAAAACTTTACGTTTTAATAATTCACTAACAATTTGATTTGTTTGTACAATATTTGGGGATGCTAAAATGTTTTCATCCGCAGCAGTTAGGTACGCAACTTTAACTGATTTCTTATTATTTGGGTAATGAATACCTCTACTTGGTAACACTACTACGTCATACGCAATATTTGGGTCTATTACAAATTGTTCCATAAGATAAATTTAAAGAATAATTATTATAAAGTAAAGTTTGTTAAAAACATAAAACCGATACCCCTTAATTTGAGATATCGGTTTAATATTAAAATTTTTAATAAATTAATATACTTGAATACAACGATCCATTCTTAATGAAGCGTCAATTGTAGCTAATTCATCTTGAGAATAGTTCAAATCTCCGAAATTTAAGTTTGTTAGAAAACATCCTTGAAGTATCCATTTTTCAACAACAACACCTGTTGGATCTAACATCTCCAATTCAACATCTTTTTTATACCCAGCGGCATATCCCATTCTACCAGTAACTGATTCTGCATGTAAACGGAACCATTCCATTAAAGCTTGGGATGCTGAAGGTCCAATTGGATCTTTAAATTGAACTTTTATCTCGTCCCAATCAAATCTACCGGCAACGTAAGTTGAAGTATTTAAAAATGGAATTTCTACCGATTTAATTTTAGCAGTTGGTCTCGAAGTTGAGAAAACATACCATTCATTTATACCTAAAGATGATGGAAATCTCAAGATAAATCTATTTTTACGTTTCGGTTCATATGGAACCGGCATTTTCATTAATAAATCTGCCATTTTCTATTTGTTAAAATTTTTTAAGTTATTTACTTTCTTATAAATATATCAGTATTGAAAAAATATTTTTTTTTGAATTAATTATCGTTTTTACTTGATATTATCAATTATTTTTCTTATTTTTTATTAGTACCCAGTATAACTAGTTCCAGTAATTAATATATCTAGTATCTAGTGTAATTTAAATATTATTAAAAAAAATAATAAAATAAAAAAAACTAGTTCCAGTATACTGGGTAATATAAAAATATAATTATTATAAAATATGGTTCCATGTGGAACATAAAAAAAGGATGTGAAAACACATCCTTTTTATTTTAATACTTATTTAGATTAAATATTCTCAAATGAAGCACCTGTTGGGGTAATTATAAATTCTAAATCAATAAATTCTAGAGATCTAGTTGGTTTTATATAAATTTTACCTCTCAACGTATTTGCATCTATATCTTCTGGGTCATTTGATACCGTTACACGGAAATCATATAATCCTCTTTCTTTCTTAATAGATTCAAGAATTGGATTAGTTAATCTCAAGAACTCTTGTCTTACTTGATCATCATTCTGCTCAAATAATAATCTTACAGCAACTGCAGATATTAATTTTCTTGCTCTCAATAATAATCTTCTTACATTAATTCTATCTAGTGCTGATTCTCTTACTTGAAGAGTTTTGTTACCCCAAATAATTGTACCAGTGTCAGAAAATGTTGCAATTGGATTAATTCTATTTTTATAAAGATTATCTCTTTCGTCTAGAGTTAATTTTTTAGTTGCTTTAATTGCGTTTACCAATCCTCTTGAATAACCAGCGACTGCGAACCAAGGATAAGATACATTATCTGTCAAAGCAATATTTTTAACAACTTCACCTGTCGGTGGAATATATAATTGTGTTGAATTGTCAGTATCTCTTACTTGAATCCAAGGCCAGTAAGTTGCTGAATAGTTACTATCCAATGCAATTGCATCCAATTGGTCTACAACTTCGTCTGAAGTTGAAACGTTTGGTGATGAAATAATATAAAGTGAATCCGCTCTTTCATTTTCAATCATATCTACCGCCTGAGTGGTTAATGAACTATGATCATAGAAATTAATACCCGGAGTTGCGAAAACATTTATATCAACCGCTTCTGGATTTGAGAATGTTTGAATACCTTGTAGAAACGCATAATAATCTGAATTACCTGTTGTTGTACTAAATACCCCACCATTTGTAGTGTAATTTGCAATATAATTGTTTTTACCAAAAATATAACCATCACTATATGTTCTAACATTTCTGTAGATATCCCAACCATCATATCCACCAAATACTGCAAATGTAAATTTACGGTAATTGATATTAGTTAATTTATTGTCGGTACCTGTTTGTCCTTCAAGATCATAAGGTGTTGTTTTGTAGATTGGATCACCGTTTGTATCAAGTATTGTAGATGCGTTTGTAGACATATGGAAACCATATGTTGAACCATTTGCACTGAAACCTTTCCATTTTAGTAAATCCATATCAAATTGAGATCCATTTTGAGATGAAAGACCCAATGATACTTTTTTAAATTTATCACCATTTGATTGTACTGGTGTACCATCTGTTTGATAATACATTGTATCACCTGCATCAAAGTATTCTGTCTTATATATAACACTACCTAATGTTTTACCTGAAAATGATTCATTATTGGTAAATCCTTTAAATCCTGCCGGAAACGCATCTGTAGGTGCGTTACTTGACATATTTAACATGATATATTTTGAATTTAAAGTAAATTCACCATCGGAGGTACCTACTTTTCTTGCAACATATCCCGGTAATTCCGGATTCATTGTACATCTCGAGAATTTCTCGATAATTGCAGGATTTTCATCAGTATCATTAAAATCACGAATAAGAATATCAAATTCACCGCTATCTAAGTTAATGTTAACTATCGATACTTTAATTTGATAGTTTGCTGAATCACCATCTGAAATAGTTATTACTTCAAATAAATCATGAACAACTCCACCACGAACTTCAGAAACAACCATTGGTGAGATTGTTGTATCCCAAGAATGTAAGAAATTGTCACCTTCTAAATTATATACCTCTTCTAAACTTAGACCTCTAATTAATCCTTTTTGATAACCGTTTAATACTAAATTAGGATATGATTCATAAACATATAAAGGTGTATCACTATATGATTTATCATAAACATCAGAACCCAATACTTTTTTAATATATTTTGATGATGTTGTATCTAATGTACATGTGAATGATTTTGCACCACCAGTATGTCCGGTTACATTAATTGTGAATTCACCTAATGGATTTGTTTCAATACCTGTAACATCGGTTAATGAATAACTTGTATTACCTGTTACTTCTAAAATTAAAGTGTTACCACTATAACGACCTCTTGATCTTAATGCTGCAACTACAACATCATGATAATCACTATTTAAGGTTGCTGGATATTTGTATCTTGTAACATCAAATCTTGATGTACCACTTGAATAAACAAATAAATAACCATAAACCCCATCTATTGTAGAATCGGTTACACCTGATTTATTGTAAAGAACGTTATACCATTCTTTTTCATTATTATTATCTACATTGATTTTTCCTGTAAGTGGTGAAACTACTTCTTCACCTGTTAAACCCGTTACATCATTGTCATTAACTTTACCTAAAACAAACCATAAACCGTTGTCGGTTGATGTTAGTCCACTATAGTTAGATACAATGTAATCAGTTATTGATGTTCCATCAATTGATGTTTTACCGGAAAGTTCTGCGTAAATAGGACTACTTGTTATATTAACAGTAGTTGCAGATAATGTAAAACCTGTTGAAGTGTATGATGTAGTATCTACATTTACACCACCTAAAGTTTTAATACCGAAAGTTTTGTAAGGTTTATATCCCGTCAAACCAAGAATTCTTGTTACGAATAATTGATTTGATTCTTGTAAATAAGACTTAGCAACATAAGGTAATTCATACTTAGGGTTGTTAGCACCATCTTTTAATGGTGTTGTACCTCCAAAATATGTTTTGAATTCATCGAAATTTGTAATTAAAATTGGTTCAAAAGCGGGACCTTGTAAAGTCTCACCAACTAAACCAAGAGTAGTTACACCGACACTTTGTGCTACGAATGTTAGATCCTTTTCAGATGTATAGACACCTGGAGAAACGAATACTCTGTTTGAATTTGCCATTGATTTTTATTTGGTTAAATATTTTTATTACTTATACTATAAATATCTTTGTTTTTACCAAAGATTTCCGTATATTTTAATAAAAGATATTTAATTATCTTAATTTATCTTAATTTATCTTTATATGGGTTTAGAATCAGTAAACAAAACTAAAAACATAAAAATCAGTGAAAATCATCACAAAATTTTAAAATTGTATTGTGATAAAAATGGTTTAAAAATTTATAAAGTTTTAGAAAAATGGATTGACGAACATTGTTCATCAAAAAAGAAAGATTCTACAAAAGATTTGTATGGAGATGATAATTAGAAAACATATGTTATACCAATTTTAGATCCTATAACAGGTGAATATTGTAATGTCACTTCATTTTTACCGGATACCTCATACCCGTTTGGTCCTTCATCTTCCACAAGACCGTTAATATCTAAGGTAACAACACTATTGATAGCATTTAATAAAGTAAAAGTTAAATTATTTCCATCGTATATAAAGTATTCAGTTGTTACTTGAAGCGGTTTACCATAGGTGTCAAGAAAAACACTATTTTTTCCTCTGTAATATGTTATTGTAATTATACTTCCTTCAAGGGGAGGTGTCGTAAAGGTTATTTTTGATGTTCCCGCCACATGATAATAATGAACATCTCTTATTTGTAATAAACCATTTATACCAACATTAAATAAAATCCCAATACTTTCACCCACACTAAATGAAGTCTGCATACCATCTGCTGTAAATGTAACGATAGTAATATCGATGTTTTTACTGATGTATTTTTTTTGATAATTATTACTTTGTATAAATTCATTCAAAAGAAAAAATCTACTGATGGCAGGTTTTACTTCAAATTCCTCACTATCAATTAAGAAACCTAACATTGTGAATTTATAATTTTGAATATAAAATCTACGACCATCTAATGTTTCCATTGGTGTAGTATCTTCAATAGAATCTAAGACTATAGGTATGTAATGTCCCTTAACCATCGTGTAATCTTGCCTTGATGCAAAATGTTGTAGTACTATCTTATTAAAACGATTTAAATCTCTAAATTTTGTACAAATAATAGTCACTTCATATGATATATCAACCGGTACAGGTTGTGGTATTTTGTAAATATCTGCGCCCATTGAGTTACCATCCCAAGTTGGTACCGATGCATAATAGAATTGATGTCTATCGGGAACCGTTCTTTGAACAGATGGATTTGTACCCGGTTGAACATCAGGTTTTCTTATTGTTGAAATAAAAGGTAATTGAATATTTCTATCATCATCAGTAAATTCCCAATTATTTGTAAATTCCGCCCATCTTTGTATGGTCAAAATTTTATCTATCACTGGTATTTTTTTACCGTCTGAAACAACAACGAATTTATCTTTAACATAATCCAACATACCTTTATCTAAATCATCATGTAATATTGAATCCGGTAAATAAGAATCTGATTTTGTTATTTTATCTAACAACTCCTGTCTTCTTTCCAATAATTGTTTCTCCGTATAAACTGAGATATTAGTTTTTCTTTTTGGGTATGCCATTTTATACTCCTCTAAATTGTGCGTCTTGAACCGCTGCACATGTTATTGTTCTATAATATGGTTTGTAACCAAACATATTATGTTTATTATCAGATGTTACTTTACCATCATTTGTTACGGTGTAATATCTTGTTCTTGTTTCCGACTCAGGATATCCAATATAATCACCATATTTTACATCTATCTTTAACTCATCTAAATGTTTAATATAAACAGATAGGGTCATGTTACCGGGTTCATTATAACGAACAAGACCATTTTTATATGAATTATTTTTTGGTTCTTCAATTTTAACCAACGCATTAAATTCTACGGGCGGGTAAAACTTAATTTGATCTGAACCAACCTCACCATAAATAGAATCGACTTCAGTTTTTTGACCGTCAACACGATAAAGAACTAATTTCATGTTTAAATCTCCATGAAGATATTCAGAACCAATTTGAATATGAAGATCAAAATCGTCCTGTGAAAAAAACTTGGAACCTCTCGTAATTGGTATTTTATTATCCATATTGTTATAAATAGTTTAAAATTACAATCTATTTATGTATATTTTAAATGTATGGAAATAAAAATCCCCGAAATAGACGCAAAAAATATTTTATTAAAATATGAAGGTGCCAATAATCAATTATTGGAATGGAAAAGAAAATTTATTGAAGTTAAAAATTTTAAACTAACCAGAACACAATCGGAGTACGTACAAAAATATCATGAAATATCACCTAAAATAGCAAAAAAATATATAACAATAGTAGCTAGTTTTGGTGAAAAAATAATGGAAGATAGACTTTTAACCAAACCACCTGAAAAAATTTGGTGTGAAAAATTATTATGTGAATCCGAAAAGGCATATCATATTTGGGGTAAAATTTTAGATTCTGAAAAAAATTATGCGTTTTGGTTACCAAAAGCATCAATACAACAAGAAGAAAAAAAATTAAATAGGGTTATTGATTATTCTAAATATAAATCAAGACCACCCATGGAACATCAAAAGATTGCAATTGAAAAATTATTAGCAAATAATAAATTTATTTTAGCTGACGACATGGGTTTAGGGAAAACAACATCGGCAGTTATAGCATCTATAGAAAGTGGCGCTAGAAAAATTTTAATTGTTTGTCCAGCATCTTTAAAAATTAATTGGGAAAGAGAAATTAAAAATTATTGTGATAAAAAAATTTTAATTGTTGAAGGTCGTAAATGGGGTCACACTTTTGATTATTATATCATTAATTACGATATTATAAAAAATTACCATACAACAGATAAAAGTGAAGATAGTGATGATTATAAATTATTGGTTAATACTAATTTTGATTTGGCTATAGTTGATGAAGCACATTATATTTCAAATGCTGCTGCAAATAGAACAAAATTATTAAACGACGTATTAGAAACAATACCAAAAGTGTGGTTACTAACCGGGACACCAATGACATCAAGACCAATAAATTATTTTAATTTATTAAAAATTGTCGAATCACCATTGACATTGAATTGGCAATCATATGTTCGTAGATATTGTAAAGGATTTCAATTTAAAGTTGGAAATAGGAAAATTTGGAATACAAGTGGTGCAAGTAATTTAGATGAATTAAGAGAAAGAACAAAGAATATCGTTCTTCGTAGAATGAAAACGGATATCCTTGATCTACCTGAAAAAATAGTTACTCCGGTTTTTCTTGAATTAACAAGTAAAATGTACGATGAAGAGTTGGAAGAATTTACACGTATTAGTAATGATAAAAAAAATGATGAAACAATAAGTGTAACAATAAATCGTTTAATGAAAATTCGTCAATTAATATCATATGAAAAAATTCCATGTACTTGTGAACTTATTGATAAATGTATTGAACAAGGTAAGAAAGTTATTGTACTAACTAATTTTACTATGACTCTCGATATGTTACATGAAAAATATAAGAAAAATTCGGTAACACTTGATGGTCGTATGAATAAAGATAAAAGACAAGAAAATGTTGATAGATTTCAAAATGACGATAAAATAAAAGTGTTTATTGGTAACATTAAAGCTGCCGGTGTTGGTATTACGTTAACAGCAGCAGAAGTGGTTATCATGAATGACTTATCATTTGTTCCTGCCGATCATTCTCAAGGAGAAGATAGAGCTTATAGATATGGACAAAAAAATAGTGTTCTCGTTTATTATCCGGTATTTGAGAACACTATAGAAAAAATTATATATAATATTTTACAAAAAAAGAAAAATGTTATTGACCAAGTTATGGGTGATGGAGAATATTCTGAATCTTTTAGTAAAGATTTATTAAAGAGTATTCTTTAAGTCCTCAAATTTTTCAGTTAAATATTTTTCTAAATTTTCATCTTTAAAATTACCAATTGTTATTGTAACTATTTTTTCGGGTTCGGAAACCCATGTAATGTTATTTGTCTCTTCTGGTTTATTTTTTAAATCAAAAACAATTTTATTCTTTGCACAATGAGTTAACATTTCATGTAAAATTTGTGGTATTGGCATATTCTTTATAATTACTTTATTTTCTAATAGTTCTTCTGGAAAAAAGTATGTTTCTCCCATCCTACTAATTTTTTCTTTTTGATTTTTAAACACAATAATTCTTGTTTGATTATTTTCTATGTCAACAAAACAATAATGTGTTGCAGGAGACTTTAAATCGTTAACTGAACTTGTTAATGAAAATGAATTTAAATTTTTTTGAAATTTTCCACTCTTTACTTGTATTGTAAATACTTCTCCTGTTGTTGTGTATAATCTAATATCTATACCATTAAAATCATCCAAATCACCTCTATCTAAAGAAAAATGAATTTTTTTAAATTCATAACCTTCAAATATTTCTCTAAAAATATATAAAAAGGCTATTGTGGTGATTTGACCATTTGACCAAGACTTATTAGTTCTTAATAATAATTGATAATAATATTTTGTTTCAATATTATCAGTAAAAAATAATTCCCATTTACTTTCTAAAAAAATCCATAATTTTTTGATGTTGTTAAACCATTGACCACTATTAGAAAAGTCTAATTCTTTCATACCTAACTTTACCGCCCAATTATAAAGATCACAAAAACAATATGGATGTGTGTTTATTGAATTTCTCCAACACCACCGTAAATCATTATCTTTAAGACCAAATATTCCATTTATTTCATGTTTTACCCAATGATTAAATTCTAATCCCTTTCTTTCCATAACATCATTACAAACTTTCTTGTAACATTCTTTAAAATAAGAATTATTCATTAATATTTTAGCTTCATCATATATCATAATGAAAAATATAACTAATATTTTTGGAAAATCATAACAAAATACCAGATATTTATCAAATATGAGCACAACAATTATAACCCAAGATCAAAAAGAAAAATTATATACTCAAGTTTTTCACTTATTAGGTATGCCGGTTCGTGGTATTGAACTTACTGAAGAACAAATGGATACTTTTTTAGAATTATCGATATCAGAATATGAACAATATGTTAGTGATTGGTTAATAGAATCTCAATGGTCAGCATTAGCCGGGTTAGATATTGATACACAATCTTTAACAAGAGCGTTTACAACAAGAAGTTTAGATTATGAAACACAATATTCATATTCGTATTCTAAAATTGTTGGATTACAAGCTGGTGGTCCTCATGAATTAAAAAAGGATTTTTTTGAACTAACTAAAGGTCAACAGGTTTATGAATTACCGGCAGGACGTGAAATAAATGAATTATTATGGTTCACACGTGCAACATTAACAGATTCAATTGTTGACCCATTTTTAGGTGGTTTTGGTGGTCTTGGTGGTGTTGGTTTTGGTGGTGTTGGTGGTTTTGCTCAAGTAGGTTCATCCGGATCATATTTTATGTTACCGGCATTTGATCTTTTATTAAGAATGGGTGATAGAAATATTAAAAACAGATTAATAGGTGGTGAATTAACATATAGAATTACTGCAGGACCCAACGGAACAAAACATGTTCATTTATATAATGTTCCGGGTGGAAAATTTGATTTTGGTTCAATAACAAATAATAATTTTAAGGTATGGTATTGGTATTATGAAACTACCGATCGAGATACGTGTCTTGATAAGAATAAGGATATTGTAAAATTACCATCTGATGTCGATACTGAAGAGTTAACATGGGATAAATTAAATAAACCAGCACAGAATTGGGCTAGAAAATATTTGATTGCTTACGCAAAAGAAGGTTTGGCTAGAATTTGGGGTAAATTTTCCGGTGATTTACAGGTACCTGATAGTCAGATTAAATTGGATTATAATTCATTGTTAACTGAAGCAAAAGATGAAAAATCTAAATTAGTTGAGGAACTTATGCAAAGATTAGAAAGACTCCGCCCCGAAAAAATTCTTGAAAGAAAAGGTAACGAGGCGGAAAATCTTAATAAATCATTGAAATACAGACCAATGGTATCACCGTTTAATGTAATATAATTAACTTTCTATTGCATGATAAGCGAAATCATTACCATTGGTTTCTATGATTTCATCTTCATTACTTTTTACACTTTCAGCTTGTAATGATAAAACTTTTCTGTTAAAATCGATCCAGTTTTTATCTACCAATTCTAAACTATTTTCAACATACATGAAGTATGGGTCACGTTGTACTCTATTCCAAAAAATAACTTCACTATCTGATAAGGTCATGACTTCATCAAACTTGTCTTGACCTTCTTCTTTTAACGGATGACCATTAATAAGTTCACATTGTATTTTAGTAAAATACTGTCTATCTTTTGGATCGTCAATTAAAATATCTTCACGAATTTCCGGTTTAAAAACAACCAATAATGGTTCAACTCTTTTATTGAAGTTATTTAGATATCTAGCAACATTATATTCACCTTTTAAATCTGGATTGTTAGTGATTTCCTTTTCATCAATCATATAACAATTTACATTAAGAACCCAATAATTGGGTGGCATTTGTTTACCATTATTAATGTAATATTCATCTTGTTCTTTTTTTGTCCATTTAGCCTTTCTCTCTACGTCACCTGATGATTTTTTATTTCCATTATTAACATAATAAATTGTGTCACCTAAACCCGCAGGATAATCATTTTGAATAATTAATTCCATATGTGCTTGTCTAGACATTAATGCACCTGATTTAGTTGTTTTTTTAATGTGTTTTTTATAATCATTTATAGATTGTTTAACACGTGCCTTATTTGCTATTTTTGATAATGGTATTTCTTTGTTGTAAATTTTCTCAACATAATCATAATACAATTCCACAAAAGATAAACCATCACCATTTAGTAGATATTTTAATCCTTCATCTAAAAATTCAACAATATATGTTTGTAATTTTTTAGATTTAATTGTGTTACCGGTTAATTTAATTTTTTCTTTTCCTTTCTTCAACATTTTAATGATATAATTTTTTCTTGAAACGTTAATACAAGCGGGAGCAATATAATCAATATCCAATCCCATTTCACCTCTCATAAAAATATCATTAAATTCTGCGGTATCGGCTTCAATTCCTTTATATTCTTTTCCTTTCTTAACCAATTCGTTAAGGCCTAAACCAATATAAACCGTATCGTTAACGTTTTCGGGTGTTTCAAAGTTCACACCATCCGTATCCATAACCAATGGTTTATATCCTTTTTTGATAAAAAACATAATCATCATTCTAAGACATTGACGACCCACACATGTAATTGTTTCACCTTTATTCATGTCACCCCATGGAAATACTTGAGGTGCTGATAAACTACCAAAATAAGCATTAATAAAAATTTTAATCGGTAATTGTTTACGATCATACATTTCTGCCAATACAGGATCCTTATCTTTTAATTCACCGGCCAAATGTTTATATTTAATACGTATATCACGAAAGTACTTTAACATTGATTTCTGTACACCCATAACATCACATTCAGGAAACACATCATATACAAGCTGTATTGATGGATAAAGTGATGCATAGTCAAACTTAACAATGTTCTTTGAATAACCAACATTTAACAATCTTGATAAACCTCCTGTAATTGCACGTTTCTCATCTTTTGCAGGAATTGCTAAATTATTTTCATAAGACCATGCTAACATTATTATTTTCCATAACGTTGCGGTACCCATGGTGGCAATTCTTTCATAAGTAGTTGGTACCAATTTAGAAAGTAAAAATGTCGATTGGGAGAATGAATCATCTACAATCATTGTCTCATATAAGTCATCGTCAAGATATTGTTCGACGATTTTTTCACCCGTCCATATTTCATATTTACCTGGATATTTTTCAGTTAACCCATCAGTTCCGGGTTCACCAATTTTTTTATATTTTCCTGTTTTTGGGTTAACATAATAATAATCATTATCTAAATATATTTTAGATATTTGCGAACCCTCAACATAAACACGATTTTCTTTTTCTTTTTCTAAATACTTTGTTATATATTTTAATCCCCAACTTTTAATTTCAGAATTAATTGCCTGAGCTCTTCTAACGGAATGTGCAATATCAATTATATTAAATCCCCAAATCACATGTTGGGTATATGGTTCAACTTCATTCGCTAATTTTAACATACCTTCCTTTTCCTTCATTCCTTGGGATGTGAAGATTTGTGTTAAACCACTAACATTAACCCCCAATATTTCTGCTCTTTTTAATATAAACGGCCAGTCAAAGAATGCAGAGTTATATCCACCAATAATCGTTGGTTTTAATTCTCTAATATACCCGAAAAATTTTTCTATACATTTTTTTTCACCATCTTCACCAAATGCGGATATCGTTTTTTGTAAACCACGATTATCTTTGATACCTATAAGAATTATGTTGTTCGTTTCCGGTTCTAAACCAGTTGTCTCAATATCGAATACAAATCTATAAACATCATTATATTCATTAATACCTTTAAAAAGACGTTTCTTTTTTTGTATTAAATATTGTTCTACCGGAGATAAAATTGTAAAATGTTGTTTTGTTTCTTCTTTCCATGGATCCAATCCTCCAAACCTAAAAAAATTAATTAAATCGGTATAACTTTTAATACTTTTTACTAAATGTGTCATACCATTTTCAAGTCGTTCATTACCATGGGTATCTAATTTTTCAATAATAATCCCAAATTCACCCATTTTCTTTTTCTGTAATGATTTTGATCCACCATAGAAATTTAATCCGGATAAATCACTTACCCACATAAAAGGGGTAAACGTATCCGTTTTAATAATTTTTCCCTTTTCGGGGTCTTGAATAATTTTTGAGATTTTGTTAGTAGAGTAATCGTACTCGACACCGACGATATACATTTCATCGTCACCACCGTTCAGGAATTTTTCAATAACTTCCTGAGAAATAAATTCTTTCATATTTTAAAATTTTAAATGTGACACATTATCTTGTGATTAAATCACAGTTTGTCTTAATTACATTTAAAATTATAACGAAAAAAACCGGTATTAAAAAATATTGATAAATAATTTTTCTTTTACCGGTAATATTAACTTATTAGTCGGATTCTGATTAGTATCTAAAAATTGTATGGTTATTTTACCTTCATATTTACCAATTTCTGATGTTTGATTTTCAGTAAATCTATATACAATATAATATTCATCGGTTGTTTGGTGATATTTTTTTGTTCTTGTGGTAATTTGACATTGACCGTTTAATATTACGGGATCACCGGTTTTAAATTCGAACATTTCAAAAGTGATACTTGAATTTTCTAATAGATCATTAAATGATGATTTATCATTTTTACCATCATCAATCATTTTCATCTTTAATATTGGGTCAGACGCACCTTGTCTAATAAAAAATTCCATTATTTTTAATTTTATATATGATAAATATCTTTATGGACAGAATTATTGATCAGTTATCGAAATTCATATTTGCTCAAACAGGTAAAGATTATGGTGTTGGTGTTGGTGTTGGTGTTGGTGTACTAGTAGGTGGTAAAGTTGGAGGAGGTTCTGGTGTACTAGTGGGTGTACTAGTTGGTGTACTAGTTGGTACCTGAGTTTCATTTGGTGTTGGTGTTGGAGTTGGTGTTGGTGGATTAAACCCTATTGGTAGATCAACACAATCAGAAACACATTCATTTATAAAATAATATGGTTTTAATGAAACCAAATAATGATGATAAACATGTATATAGTCTAACGGTTCTTCAATATATTGAACTCTTTTTAATAAAAATTGTGTGGTACCTGTATGAATATTATTGCACCCACTTGTTCCCCCGCCCCAAACTTGAACCATAGGATTTACCGAACTTCTTTTCGACGGGATTACCTCCTCCCAATCTTTTAATTTATAAATTGGATTTCCGTTTAAATATATTTTAAGAGTCCCCAACCTACTTTCTTTCTCGTCAGCCCATTTTTTATTTAAATCTTCGGTAATTCCGCCGGAATTTGATATTAAATCATTCCATCCACCCTCATTTTCGATATCACAATCAGTTAAATATTTATTTCTATCAAAAGTTATAGTGATATTAAAATCGTTACTTGTACCACCAGAACATAAAGTTGGTGTTTGACCTGATGATATATATGAAGATTCAATGTATCCTGAATTACAATAACCGGAATATCTAAATGATTTCCATAAAATTCTACCATCGTTAGTAAATGAAAATGATAAATTATTATCTAAATAATTTCTTGGGTCAATTTCATTTTTAATACCTAAATAATAAAAAGTACTACCACTAACCCATGGTAAATTTTGTTTATTAAACACAAAATTAAGTGTCCAACCTTTTTCAGTTCTTCTTTTTACTATAAAATCACAAGAATTAAATGTATATCCTGTATTAACTTCAATTTCCCATGGAATAATTTCATTTAATGGGAAAATTGCACATTGTGAATCGATAATTAATGTCGAATATATTATTGGTGTTGTTAAATCTAATATATCTGTATTATAATCACCTTCGACTTTAGATATTTCATAATCATAAAGTTCTGAAAAATCTATCTTTAAATCAAGTTTAGACCCATAAAAGTTTAAAATATTTTGACTGCTCATGTTTATATAAATATCTTTACTAAGATTTGATATTTATATAAAAAGTGTATCTACATGAATAATTTTATAAAACAGGTAATTGAAGAAAAATTTGCATCGAAAGCACAACAAAGGTTTTTTTATGCTCAAGCAGGTAAAGGCGGAAAAAAAGGTAAAAAATGGGGTAAATGGGCTAAAGAATTTTCAGATAAGACTGATTTTAGTAAACTTCCGGAAAAATCCGAAGAAAAAGAAGTTGATGAAATAGTCGATAAAAATGGTAACATTATAACAGGTAAAAAATCAACAAATTTCAATTCTAAAGGAGTTACTGATGATTGGACTGCAGATGAAGTGGTTAAAGCTGGTGCAGGGTCCATGGGAACACATGGAGTTCATGGTACCCATACATCTCTAAGATATTGGGCTGAATCGGATATGAGTAAAGCGTTAGGATATAATGATACTTTAGCGAAAGATGTCGATTATGAAGATGCTGAAGAACATTTTAAAGATGATTTAGGAATTGATGATTCTGAAACCGAAGAAAGATTATCACAAATGGGTTATGATAAAAAATTACCTGAAGATAAGGTAAGATTAGTTGAAAATCCAAAAAAATTCATGGAAGAATACATTGAAAGTATTATAAATAAAAAAAGTAAAGAAAATGATATTATTTCAAAAGATAATCAAATTGATGAAAAAGAAATAAATCCTATAATTATTAAGCAAATTAAATCATTAAAAAATACAATGAGTAGTCATAATTTAACTCTTAATGACATTATTAAACACCTAAAAGATAATGAATAAAGAATTAAAAGGTAGAATTTTTGATGTACCGAGAAATATTTTAGATAAGATTAATCACACTGTAATTGGTTTAAATGGTATTCATGCACAAGGTCTTCAAAGAGCTAAAAAGATATTATCGGATAAAAAAGTAAAGTATGGTCAATTAAAAAGGATAATACATGATTTACAAAACATGGATTCGGGTAAAGAAAAAATGAAATACGATTTGGCTGGAGGTGACTTGATGTTAAAATGGGGAATGACTCACTTACAAGGAGAAAGAGATTTGATTAGTAATAGAAAAGATTCTAAAAAAAGATCTGATGAAATTGGTGGAATTACCGGAGAGAGAAAAAATAGTCATTTAAAAAAACATTCAAAAAAACCTGATTTTTTACCACCATTAAATTTAATAAAAAGTAATTCACATAAATCATCAATATCACCAATCACATCACTTGGTTTATTTGAAGAAATTAAAAAAATAAAAAAATTAATGTTATAAAATGGCAACTCAATTAGAAATATTAGCAGATAAGTTCAGACAAGAAAATATTGTAAGAAATTCATATAACACCGATACGAATGGATATTCTTCAAATAATGTAAACGCATTATCTGATGGTGATGAAAAAGGTAAAGGAGAATTACAAGGTAAAATAGGATCCTCTGTTGATATTCAAAACAGAATAGATAATCTCGGTAGAAATAGATATTCTCCAAATAATGGGTATTCGTTAGTTAATCCTGACGCAATCTCCGATGGAGATGAATTCGGTAAGGGTGAAAATAATGGACAAATTGGATCCTCTGTTGATATTCAAAACAGAATTGACAACGTTGCCAGAAATAGATATAACAATAATAATGGGTATTCGTTAGTTAATCCTGACGCAATCTCCGATGGAGATGAATTCGGTAAAGGTGAAAATAATGGGCAAGTTGGTTCATCCATAGATATTCAGAATAGAATAGACAATGTTGGTAGAAATAGATATTCTCCAAATAATGGATATTCTTCAACAAATATAGATGCAATCTCCGATGGAGATGAATTCGGTAAAGGTGAAAATAATGGGCAAGTTGGTTCATCCATAGATATTCAGAATAGAATATCATCAATTGCTAGAAATAAATTTGGTGAGACAAATAAATACCCTGATTTCTATGCAAATGACTAACAAAGTATTATTAATAATTCTTGAAGAATTAAATATTCTTAAAACAAGTAAAACAAAACCAATTGTAGACGCTATTAAAAATAGAAACCCTGTAACGTTCTATTATTCTGGACAATACAAACCAAAAAAAGATAGTGTTAAACGAGGTACTCGTGTTCGTGCTGAAGTGGTTGCTTTAGGTTTAAGTAAAAAAGGTAATCTTGTTATGAGAGCATGGGTTCAGCCACCATCAGTTTCTAAAAAAGGGTTCTCTAAACATGGGTGGAGAACTTTCATGTTATCAAGAATGAGCAACGTTGTAATTTTAGATAACGAAACATTTGATAGTAAAAGACCTCAGTATAAAGAAGGTAATGATAAATCTATGAGTGTTACCTATGTGACTACAGATTGGACCAAAACACCTAAAACTAAAAAAATAACAAAACCGGAAAAAACTGTAGAACCTGAGAAACCGGAAATATCCGGTAAACGAACCAAACCAAAACAACCGGAAATTGAACCTAAAAAAACTGTGGAACCTGAGAAACCGGAAATATCCGGTAAACAAACTAAACCGGAAGTTAAACCTACAGAAAATAAACCGGAAGAGTTACCACAACCCAAACCAAAGGAAAAACCCGAAAAAACACCTTCTGTTGAAAAAACACCGGAAGAAAAACCCGAGGATTTACCACAACCCAAACCAGAAGAAAAACCAGATAAAAATCCTGAGGAGGAAAATGATGAAACATTAAAAGAAAGTATTAAAAAAATTAAACGTTTAATGTTTTTATAAAAATACTTATTATTTATAATAAAAAAAAATATTAATATGTCACAAGGTCAAGGAACAATATCTTCAAATGATTTAATGAAAAAGTTAGTTCAAGCAAAAAAAGTAATGAATAAAGTTGAAGGTGGTAATTATGAAAAAGGTCATGTAAATGAAGAAATACTAAGATCATCACCTGAAGATGTTATGAACAATTCACAGTATCAACCAAATCCAACTAACAGGACTAATAATACCGTTAGTGTAGATAAAATACAACAATCTAAATTACCCGAAGCAATTAAAAAAGCAATGATAGAAAATCCTATACCACAAATTTCTTTAAATGATACATTAGATATGGACTTTATTAAAGGTGCAAAAAGACTAATGGAACAAGAAGGTGTATCCACTAAGAAAACACAAACACAACAAAAATTACCAACAAATACCGGAAGTAATATTGACATGAACTCAATAGCAATATTAATTGAAAACACGGTACGTAAGGTAATGGATGAAAAATTAAATCAAATATTAACCGCACAACAAACATCAACAATAAATGAAAATTTAGTTTTAAAAGTGGGTGATTCTATATTTAAAGGTAAAATTACCGGAGTAAATAAATCTAAATAAATTTTGTTTTTTTGTTTTTTTTTCTTATTATTTAGACATATAATATTAAATAATGTCAAAAATAAGAATTTTAGCTATATCCCCCGACATATATGGTGTCGGTAAATTTAGGATTCTCGATCCATACAAATATATCGGAGAAAATTATAATAATGATGTTCATGTGGACATCACGTTTAACGCAGAAATGGACGATGAGTTTTTTAAAAACTATGATATTGTCGTCTTCCACGGATTTATTCATCAACTAAGTCACGAAATAAATGTAGAAAGAGTTAAGTGGTTGAAATTAAACGGTATTAAAGTCGTTATGGACATTGATGATATGTGGTTTGTTGATCAAAGACATCCGATGTATCATCAAATAAAAGAAAGTAAAATTGGTGAAAATAAAGTTGAATTACTTAAATTATCTGATTATGTTACCACAACAACACCAATTTTTTCAAATACAATAAAGACAAGATTAGGTATTAAAAATGTTGAAATTTTTCCAAATGCGATAAATGAAGAGGAATCACAATTTAAACCAAACCCAATGAAATCAGAAAAAGTTCGATTTGGTTGGTTAGGTGGTTCATCACATATGTATGATTTAGAATTATTAAAAAATGGTATATCATCTATACACAATGAATTTAAAGATAAAGTACAATTTATTTTATGCGGATTTGATTTAAGAGGTACCGTTACCGAAATTGACGCTAAAACTGGTAAAAGAAATAAAAGAGATATTAAACCAACAGAAACGGTTTGGTATCAGTATGAGAAGTTTTTTACTGATGATTACAAATGTTTAAATGAAAATTACAAGAATTATCTTTTAAAATTTTCACAAGAATTACCATTTGATGACTCTAACGAAAATTATATTAGAAGATGGACACAAGATGTGAATATCTATGCAAATAATTATAACTATTTTGATGTATCTTTGGCACCATTAGTTGAATCAATATTTAACGGTAATAAATCACAATTAAAAATTATTGAGGCTGGTTTCCATAAAAAAGCAGTTATTGCAAGTGAAACTGACCCATATACATTAGATTTAATTTCTGCAGTTGATAATGGTTCATTTAATAATAAGGGTAATGCTTTATTAGTTAACACAAAAAGAAATCATAAAGATTGGACAAAACATATGAAACGATTAATTCAAAATCCCAATATGATTGAAGATTTAGGTAACCGTTTATATGAAACCGTTAAAGACAAATATTCATTAAAAAAAGTCTCTAAAGATAGAGTTGAATTTTTCAAATCGATTTTAAAATAATATTTACAATAACAATTAAAAAACAAAAAACATGCATTATTTAGTTACAATTGGTTACGAAACAGAACAAATGGATAGAGAAGGAAATCCCCGTATTAAAAAGTATAAATACATTATTGAAGCTGATTCAGTTGAAGAAGCGACTATAGTTGCATCAAAATACAGATCGGGAGATACTCGTTCAAGTGAAAGTCTTTCGGTTACTAAGATGGCAATCGAATGTATTATTGATCAAAAAAATACTCCGGAATATTACAAAGGATAATTTAAAAATAAATTAATATGGAATTTTATAGTCGTGAAATACAAATTATGCGTCAATCACAAAGTAAGATGGCGTTAGAGTACGTTCAATCAGTAGGTGTGACAGTAACTGTAGAAGAATTAGTAAGAATAACAGATTTATTTGTTGAGATATGTTTAAGACCACAGGATGAGGATCTTAAAAAAAGAATAAAAGCATTAGATAAATGGATTGAAGAAAAAAAACGATAATAAAATGAAAAAAAAAGATATTGAAGATTATATTCAAAAATTAAAAGAGTTAGAAAAAGAATTAAGTGATGACTCTTCGGATGAAATTAATAAATTAAATGAAATTGATTCTTTATTGAGTAATTTAAATGATGATATTTTAAGAACACAAAAAGTTTCACCAATTAAAGTTAAAATTAAAAAGTTAAACGAAAATGCTGTTATTCCGACATATTCAAAAGATGGAGATGCAGGAATGGATTTAACAATAACTTCAATAATCTCTGAAACAACAACTGATGTATCATACGGATTTGGAGTTGCTATGGAAATTCCTATAGGTTTTGTTGGATTAATTTTTCCAAGATCATCGGTAAGAAAATACGATTTAAGTTTAACTAATGCTGTTGGGGTAATTGACAGTGGTTATCGAGGAGAACTTCAAGCCACTTTTAAAAAAACAAATTGGTTAAAGGGTGATAACTCAGAAAAGTACAAAATTGGGGATAGAGGTGCTCAAATAATAATTATCCCGTACCCTCAAATTCAATTTATTGAGAGTGATGAACTTTCAAATAGTGATAGAGGTACAGGTGGATTTGGTAGTACCGGTTCTTAAATTTAGGTAAATTATCTATATTTATATTAAAATAAATTGATAAATTAAAAACAAACATTTTGGCTCCAAAACCTAAAGTCGGTAAAAACTATCCCGTTATAGTTGAAGAAAAAAAAGTACAAAATAAACAAAGGATTCGAGAAATCATAAAAAAACCAAAAGAAAAGTTTCTAACAAAAAATCAAGAAGAGTATTGGAAAATACTTGGGGACAATCAAATTACATTATGTTTTGGTCCGGCCGGTGTAGGTAAATCGTATATTGCAATGAAGAGGGCTGTGGATTTATTGTATGATGATTCTAACAAGTACGAGAAGATTATAATTGTTAGACCGGCAGTAGAAGCAGAAGAAAAATTAGGTTCTCTTCCCGGTGGTCTAGAAGAAAAATTAGATCCGTACATTTACCCATCTTATTATTTATTAAATAAAATTATCGGTAAAGAAGCTCGAGAACAATTAAAAGACGAAGGATTTATTGAAGTTGCTGCACTTGCATATATGAGAGGATGGAATGTCGATAATACCATTCTTGTTTTTGAAGAAGCACAAAATGCAACTCCGGCACAAATTAAATTATTGTTAACTCGTATTGGATTTAATTCTAAGTTTTTTTTATCAGGTGATCTTGAACAATCGGATAAATTTAAAGATAAAACAAAATCAGGTTTATACGATGCAAAAAAAAGACTTGGTGATGTAAAAGGTATCGGTGTTTTTGAATTTAATAATGAAGATATTGTTAGAAATCCAATTATATCTGAAATATTAGATAGATACCAATAAAAAAAATTAATAATTTTAATTAAACCTATCTCATTAAATAAATGGGATAGGTTTTTTTATTTACTTATAACAATTATTTAATTATATTTTAATATGGAAATTTTTATTAGTATTGATGGTGTTATAAGAAACACCATACAAAAATTTGATTATCATTATAAAGATGCGTACATAAATTCTGAATTTGAAAATGAAAATAATTTTGAATATGGTATAATTGAACCAATTCAAAATGATAATTTATTAAATTATTATAAATTTCAATCAAAAGAAGAATTTGAATTTTTTTTATTTATTGAATATCCAATAGAAATTTTTGGACATGCGGGATTAAGTTATTCAACTACGTTTACCGATTTACATAAAATAATTTATGATAATAAAGAACATAATTTTACATTAATTGGTTTGGATGAGTTTGGTAAATCTAAACCTGCCACTTTATTTTTTCTTTCCAAGAATGGTTTTTTAGGTGACAATATAAAATTTATCAAAAGTGAAGATATTCAAAATATGTGGGATAAATGTGATTGTTGGATAACAGATAATAAAAAGATACTTGACCTATGTCCAGAAGATAAAATAAAAATAAAATTTAATACGACATATAATCAACACTTTACAAATATTAAAGAAATTAATAAATTAACTGAAATTAATGAATCATGGTTAACATCTTCGGAAAAAACTACTACATTGATATCGATGGAATCACCGAAAAATGTAGAACAACACAACAAATTATAGAAACTGACGGAACCGATGAATCCGATGCAACTGAAGAATCAGACGGGTCAATCGAAATAAACATTTTTAAATATGAAATTATAAAAATGTGTTTAGAAAGACTCTTAAATGATGTTCAAGAAATCGATGAGGAAATGGGGGTATTTGCACAAAACGATACCAGTATTTCGTTTAAAATAGCATTTAACACTTTAATAAAAAATCAAATATTAATCGAAGACGATGAGTAATAACAAAGAAAACATTGAAAAACTTGAATCTGCATTAGATAGATTAGAATCTAACAAAAATGTCGTGTATTTTTTAACATACGACACAAAAAATAATCCTAGAGCATCGGTAAAACATATTTATGATTTAGCTTTAACATTGAATAAAAATGGAATACTTTCTAAAATTTTAGTTGAAGATAAAACATATGTTGGTATTGAATCGTGGCTAGGTGACACATATAAAGAATTGGAAGTGGTATCAATCAAGGACGATAAAGTAGTGATCCAAGTCGATGATACAATTGTCGTTCCCGAGTATTATTCAAACGCATTACAACAATTATCTAACATTAAATGTGTTAAAATAATGTTAATCCAACAAAAGGATTACATTTTTGAAACTTTACCAATTGGTAGTAGATGGTCTGATTATGGATTTGATAAAGTTATAACAACAACCGAAAGTGCAAAAAAATATATTTTGGATTATTTTCCGGAATCGATTGTTTATATCATCCCACCAATTATAGGTGAACAATTTAAACCAATTACATTACCGTTAAAACCATATGTTGCTATTAGTTGTAGAGATAGGGGTGTTCATAGAAGATTAATTTCTGAATTTTATTTGAAATATCCTCACCTTAGATGGATAACCTTTAAAGATATGGTTAACATGAATTATGACGAGTTCGCACATAATTTAAAAGAATGTATGGTTTCTTTATGGGTAGATGATGAATCAACATTTGGTACATTTCCATTAGAATCAATGAAATGTGGGGTACCTGTTGTTGGTAAAATACCTGATACAGAACCAGATTGGTTGAAAGAAAATGGTATGTGGACATATGATATTAATAAATTGGTTGAGATTTTAGCAACATACATTTTAGCTTGGATCGAAGGTGTTGAATTAACTGATGAGGTTAAAAACAATATGAAAGATACATTACTACCTTATACAACATCGGTAACAGAAAATAACATTATATCTATTTTCACATCTTTTAAAAATAAAAGAATTGAAAATATTCAAACAGCATTAGAAAAAATAAAAAAAGAAGAAACGAAATAATATGAAAGAAATTTTATTTACAGTAATTTTACCGGTACACACGTTAGATGGTATATATGAAGATATGTTAAAAAATGCAGTTAGTTCTGTTGAAGATTTTCATAATGATGTGAATCTTATGATTGTCTATCCAAATGCATTAGATGAAAAAATAAAAACAATTCCACTAAGTGATAAATTAAACATTTTATATACATCTCATAATTTACCTGTTGGGGATTTTTGTTCTCAAGTAAATTTTGGTATTGAAAAATGTGAAACAACTTGGTTTTCTATTTTGGAAATTGACGATCAATATAAACCAATTTGGTTAAAATCAATGAATGAATATCTTAACACTTATAAAGATGTTGATGTATTTTTACCAATAGTTAAAGACATTAACGTAGAGGGAAATTTTATAAGTTTTACTAATGAATCGGCATGGGCATATGGTTTTACCGAAAGACAAGGATTCATCGATAATGAAGTTTTACTTGAGTTTCAAAATTATCAAATAAGTGGTGGTTTATACAAAACCAAAACAATCAAAGATAACGGTTCATTAAAAGAAAATATTAAATTAACATTTGGATATGAGTTTTTACTAAGATTAACACATAATGGAGTTAAAATAATGACAGTTCCTCATATTGGATATGAACATCTTAATTTAAGAGAAGATTCGTTGTTTTGGAGTTATAAAAATGATGAAAAAAATAAATTAAGTCAGGATGAAGTTAAATTTTGGTTAGACACAGCAAAAAAAGAATTTTTCTTTAAAAATAAACGTGATGTAAATTATGTGAAAGTGTAAATGCCGAGAAAAAGAACCCAAAAAATATATTTTGGGGAGGATCAAGAAAAGGCGGTAGTCAATTACTTAGAAAGTACTGACGAAACAGAAAGAAATAAGATATTCAACGAATATTTACGTGAACCCCTAATTATAATGGTCGAATCAATTATTCGACGTTATAAACTTTACAGAAAAGACTATGAGTATGACGATATACATACGGATACCATGTCTTTTCTTATTACAAAAATCAATAAGTTTGATCACACGAAGAATCATAAAGCATATTCGTATTTCGGTACAATTTGTAAAAACTATCTCATGGGTGCAATACAAAAAGACTCAAAAGAAAGTAATCGAAGTGTGTCATATGATGATATATCATCTGATATTGAAGAAAATTCAGAATTAACATATAGTTTAGATGACTATGTGATAGATTATCGAGATGTTATTATAAAACTGACAATGTCATTAGAAGAATTTGTTGAAAATGAAACCCTTACTGAAAATGAACAAAAATTAGGGTACGCATTACTTGAGATTTTTAGTAATTTTGACAAAATATTTCAGGTTGGTGAAGGTAATAAGTTTAATAAAAATCTAATACTACTTTCATTAAGAGAAATGACATCTTTATCAACTAAAGAAATCAGAATTTCACTAAAAAGGTTCAAAAAAATATACGATGGTGTTCTCGGTGGATTTTTAGAATAAATCTATTTATAGTTATGAGAGAAAGAAAAAATAACATTACACTAGATGTTGATTCAGCATTATCTTTAATGCAAGAAATTTACAATGATGTTGTTGAAAACAGAAATACCGCATCTATTATCATGAAGAAAATGCTTTCATTTATGAAAGATGCTGAAGATATGAGTACAATCGGTCCTGTTATTAAAGAACAACAAAAAATATTAAACGAGTGTACCGAAAAGAAAATTTCATTAGTTAAATTACAAAATATTTTACTTAAACAATCTCAAGGAACTGGAGGTAAAAATAGTCCGATGGGTAAATTGTCATTATCCGATGAAGATAGAGAAATATTAGATAAATTAATTAATGATTCTAATGATGATAGATCTGAAAGCTATAAATTATCATGAGTAAAGTAAAAAATACTTCAAATAAGATAAAATCCAAAATTGAGGCCATTAAAAAAATAAATGATGACCCAAAACAATCTGCGGATAATGTTTTTGACAAATATGTTAAAGACCTAACACCTACAGATAAATTATTGGGTAAGAAACTTGATGGTTTTTCAGATAAAAGAAAGAAAAAAAGAGAAAATAAAAAAGATATCTTTTCAGAGTTAATTGAAATTGTCGACTCTTTTTTAACATCGGACAAAAATGTAACCACAACCGATAAATTCCAATCTAGACAAAGATTAAAACAACATGCTAGTGATTCTATACAAGTTACATTAGAATCAGCAAAAGATATTATATCAAATAATGTTAAAAAAATATTTTTTTCGGGTGATGGTATTTGTGGTGCAAATTCAACCATTTCAACTGATAGTATCACAATAAAACCAAATGAGGTTGATTTTTTGAATATTTTAACACTCGATCCTAATAGTAATTCAGGAAAAATTATATACGAACCCCTTAAAAATATTAACAAACAAAAAGTTAATAGAGAATTATATAATTCTTTTACTGGACCCGAGTATCAATTTGACACCAATAACAATAAAACATTATTTACTTCAAAATGGAATAATACAAATCAAGAATTTAATATAAGTGGATTAACACAAGGTAACAGTTCAGTAAAAATTGAAGATTTTTTTAATGATTATTATTCATCAATTGAAATGCCCGACATTAGTGGAATAACTAAAACTGCAATGTTAATGACAATTCAAGGGGATGGTTCCGAGTCAATTTCATTTAATAAAAGTTTAAACGATTTAGATAGATTATTAAAAAAGATTTTTGCAATGTGTGGTACACCCACTAATCCGAATGATTTGAAAAATCAAAATGCTATAGATTTGTTTAATGAAAATGATGAAGATATTGAGTTTTATTTTGATTTTGATGATGTTGAGGGTATTGATTTAGATGATGAAGATGCTAGGTATAGAAATGTTTTAAGATTCACAGATTGTAATAATTTTGAGGTACCGGTCAACCCTTCAATGATTGAAGATTTTGTATATTTAACAGATAAAAAAACAATTAATGATTTAGTTAATAACACATTAAGTAAAACTGCAGCAGATGCATTTGAACAATCTGATAGTAACATTCCATTGGCCAATTTTAATTTATCGATACTAAATTTATTTATTTTAAATTTACCTAAAGCGTTAATTGCTAATGTATTGTCACCAAAAATATTTTTACCAATTGTTATAATTTATAAATTAACAAAAGGATCGGGAGGATTGGTAAAAGATTTAATGAAAAAACTTTCAAAACTGTTCGGTTCAATTATTCGTGATTTATTTTGGAAATTTATTAGAGAATTTTGGAAAAGAATTAAAGTAGATTTGATTGCATTTGTATTAAAATTTGTTAAAAAAATACTAAAAAACAAATATAAAAGATATACCACTATAATATCCGCACTAATAGCTCTTTTAACAAAAATATTGGAGCAAGGTATTGATAACTGTTCTGATTTATTTTCAGTAATTCTTAGTACAATTGATGGTGCTCTATCTGCATCGGGGGGTTTTAATATACCCGGTGTCATATTAAGTTTATCGGATAAGTTACCAGGTTACAGCCAGGATAGGGCATTTTTAAATATTACAGAAAGAATGGAAGCTTCCGGTATTCCAACAGGGTTAATAAATGGTGAACCAAATGATTTTGTACAATCAATAAAAAATATAATAGATGGTCACACAGAAGAGATGGATACACATGGTTTTGTTAAAGTTGCAAATAAAGAAATGATAATTCCGTCACCAATGGGACCAATTATAATACCACCGGGATTATTAAATAGTTCAGGAAAATCATTATAAATGGAAAAAGATAAACTAATTGAAATTGTAAATGATGTTCAAAATAAGTCAAATAAAGATTTGTTTATAGTTATGAATGAATTAAATGATGAATTTGAAAAAACAAAAAAATTAATTATAGACTTAACTCGACATTTAGAAAGTGTTGAGGAATTATACAACAAAGTCCATAAAGAAATTGAAAAAAGAACAAAGAACTAATGAAAATTATTGATATTGGAATATGTGTAAATAATATTGACCCAAAAGGAATGGGTAGAATAAGATGCATTCGTTATAATGACTATATTGGAGAAAAAGAAAAATCATTAACATATGAAGAGTGGGATGATCAAGATCCGTTTATCGCTTCACCATTTCTACCAACCAACATTAATTTAATACCCGAAAAGGGGCAAGCCGTTAAAATAATTAATTATAACACAGAAAAAGAAACCGTAAACCAAGAATACATTGCTGGTCCGTTTTCTACTATGTTTGATTTTAATGGTCAAACATTCTCACAACAAATTGAAAATACGACTTATGGTGTTTCTGTAAAACACAAACAAGATATTAGAAAATCTAGCGGTCAATTTATAAATCCAAAAGCAGAAAATGCGTTTGCGAAAGAAACTGATTATGGTGTTTATGGTAAATTTGGTTCCGATATTATATTTACTGAAAATGGATTACAATTGAGAGGAGGTAAATTACTCTCTAAGGATGCTGCAAGTTCTAAAAATAAAGAAGTGATGTTAGATCATCCTCTAATGTCAAAAAAATCTTCAAAAGTTATATTGAAGAAATTTCCAAAAAAAATGACATTAGATAAAAAAGAACAAGAGAAAACCACAACTTTAAGTTCTGATTTAAAAGCAATTATTGAATATAGTGTTGATAGTTTATCTAACCCAAGTGTTGTAAATTTTTATGTTTATAAAATTACCAATTCAATAGGACAAACATATAAAACAAATAATTTTACAGAACATACCCCATTAGTAACATCAACATTAAAATTAATAAATACTGATAACACAACTGTAACACCTACTTTCACATTAAGTGTAACGTCAATTGACGATGTTTATAAAGGAATTAGAAATAGTTTATATGATATTCATGAAAATAGTTTAAAAGAAATAAATTCACTCTATTCCGATGAAGATCTACACCCTTTTTTCTTTAGACCAAGTAATGATTTTTTTAATTTGGTACCATTAAATGATACTGAAAAAAATAACAAAACAACAATTTTAAATAATATAAATCTAAGAAGAGTTGGTCCATCGAGTGGTCTTATATGGTCTAAATCAAACGCCAACCCACCAGTAGTTGTTAAAAAAGTAATTGAAGATTTTTTAAAAATTCATTCCGATTCCCCCGAACAGACATTCTCAACTGTGGTATCTGATGTCATTTACTTTTTATCAACTGATTCTAACGAAGTCGATAAAAAAATATCATTTGATGATTTAGATAAATACGATTACACACAAGAGGATTATATGTTAAAAATAGACCCAAATACATATTCTTCAGTTAGAGGTGAAAATCTAATAAAAGTTTTATATGCAATAGTTGATGTGATTTATACACATAAACATAACATCAACAAACCTATTAATGGTCAGACCGACTATAAAGAGGGTGAAAGATTAACCGAACTAATAAAATCTTTAGAAAACGATATTTTAAATAAGTCGATTAGAATCAACTAATTTGATATTTATAAATAAAAAAATGTCATATTTTCGTTCTTATTTTGAGAAAAATAATACAATCATAAAAAAAATGCAGGTTAATACTGCAAAAAACCCAACGACCGAGATATTCTATGGATCAGGATTCTCTAAATTTATTTTTAAAATTGATCTATCTGAATTACAAAATAAAATAGATAATGGTGATTTAGTTCTTAATGGTAATACTAGACATTATTTAAAAATGACCAACACCATATTTGGTGATGAGGGTTTAAAGGGTTTAAAAAGAAGTACCGGTAGACAAAGAACAAATTCATTTGATTTAATTCTTTTTAAAATTTCGGAATTTTGGGACGAAGGATTAGGTTTTGACTACGATCAAACGTATGATTTTACCACCGGTAACATGACTTTTGATGAAAGACCATCCAACTGGTTTAATAGAACAACATTAAATTCATGGGCAGTAGATGGTATTTATTCAGATTCTCCCGATGTTATTGAAACCATTCACTTTGATAATGGTAACGAACATATTAATGTTGATATTACTGATTATGTTAATAATATTTTAAATGGTGGTACCAACCATGGTTTAGGTTTAGCGTTTTCACCATTATTTGAAAATTTATCAGCGGAAATTGATCAATCGGTTGCTTTCTTTACCAAATACACACAAACATTTTTTGAACCTTTTGTTGAATCTGTTTTTGATGATACCATAAATGATAATAGAAGTAATTTTATTATTGGTATTGAACAAAATTTATATTTGTATGTAACTAAAGGTACCAATTTTTATGATTTAGATGAATTACCAGTTGTTGATATTATCGACGCTTCAGGTAATGTTATTACCAATTTAGGTAACATCCAATCAATAAAAGTAAAAAAAGGAATTTATAAAATTACATTTGGAATAACCGGTGTTATTTGTGACGGAAAAAAATTTTATTTTGATAAATGGAAAAATCTATCAATAGATGGTGTTTCAATTTCAGATGTTACTCAAAAATTTGTTCCTAAACCATATACATCAGTATTTACCATAGGTGAAAACCAAACAGAATTACAAAGATATTCAATACAATTTTTTGGTATTAAACAAAGTGAAAAAATAAGAAGAGGTGAAAATAGAAAAGTTGTTGTGACTTTTAGATCGATCGATGTTCCAAAAACAGTTTTATTTGACGATGTTTTTTATAGAATATATATAAAAGAAGGACATACTGAAGTTTTGGTTTATGATTGGACTAGATTAGATAAAACAAACGAAAATTCATTTGTTTTTGATACTACATTTATGATTCCAAGAGAATATTTTTTAGAAATAAAAGGAAAAACACACACTGAAGAAATTTACTATAACGAATCTATTAAATTTGAAATTGTATCAGAAAAATAAGATATTTATATATTATGAAAAACATTGAAAATATTATTAGAAAAGAACTACAAAAAGTAGTAAAAGAATCTATCGGTGACTCATCTAATGATGGTACCTATATGGTATTAAGTAATCTTGTACAAATGAAAAATGATATTGAAAAAATATTAAATTTTAAACACATGCCTGATTTTCCTAAATTAGTCACTGGAGAACATGCATGGGCTGGAGATCATATTACAACATCTAAAGATGATATTGAAGAGGTTGCTAATTTTATGGAAGGTTATTTTCAACAAAAAAATTTATCTGAAAGCACAAAAAAATCAAATTCATCACAACAGGCAGCAATTGCTGTTAATATGAAAAAAAAAGGTATTGAACCAAAAAATGAATCATATGGTGAAGTAGATGAAAGTAAAAATATACCAACAAATCCAAAATTATGGGCATCATCGTTAGCTTGGGCACGTTCAAGATATGACGTTTGTCCAAGTGCGTATTGTAACGGAGCCGCAGCAAAACGTTATAAATCAAAAGGTGGTGGTTGGAGAAAAGCTAAAAAATAACATATAACTTAATTGTTTATTAATATGAATTTACAAGAACAAATAAGTAGAATGGAAAAGATGATGGGATTATCCGAAGGGATGGTTCAATCAGGTGCTTGGAAACAAATACAAAAAACAATTGAAATTTTAAGTAAAAAGAAAAAAGTTTTATTATTAAGTTGTTCTAATAGATATAATTGGGATGAAAAAAATATTGATATTCCTAAATCTAAATTACTGGCAACATATATTCACGAACAATTAGGTGAAATATCAACTTTAATTGATGTATCTGAATTAAAAATATTTCCTTGTGAAGGTAATGTTTCAAGAAAAGACGGTAACGGATGTGGTGTGATGAAGGCAAAATTAAAAGATAAAGATAAAAATCCTTCAGGTGAACATAGGTGCTGGGTTAACATCAATGAAAAGTCGGACGAACTTTGGAAAATATCAAAAGAACTGCTTGAATCTGATGCCGTGGTTTTTTTTAGTTCAATAAGATGGGGTCAAACAAACATGTATTATCAAAAATTAATCGAAAGATTAACTTGGTTACAAAATAGACATTCAACATTAGGAGAAAGTAACATAATTAAAGATATTGAATCTGGATTTATTTGTGTGGGACAAAACTGGAATGGTGAGGAAGTAACCAAAGTACAAATGAAAGTACACGAATTTTATGGATTTAAAATGAATAAAGATTTATATTGGAATTGGCAATACACAAAAGATGTTTATGATGAATCGTTGAAGTCATATAAAGATTCATATAATAAATTTATAAAAGACACAAAAATATAATGAAAATATTAGTAAACAAAGAAGATAAAGAATATATAAATGAATGTCTTGAATCAGGTGAAGTTTTAAAAGAAGATCTTAGAAGATGGTTCAAAGAAAAATGGGTCGATGTTAGTAAAAAAGTTAAAGGAAAACACCCACCATGTGGTAGAAATGATGCTGACGGTAAATCTTACCCTAAATGTCGACCATCAAAAAAAGTCTCCAAAGAAACACCTAAAATTGCTTCGTCTTATGATAAAAAAGAAAAAAAAGCAATGACAACACAAAAAAGAAGAGCCGAGAAAAAACATCCTAAAATTGGAAAAGGAAATAAACCAACAATGACTAAATTTGATGAAGAAATGAAACAACCAAAAATAATTAAAATAAAAGAAAGTGACCTTAAAAATTTAACACAGTTAGTACTAGAAGAATTAAATAGTGAAATTACTTTTGATGATTTACAAATATTGAAAAAAATTAATAATCTTGTTCAAAAACAAGAAGTCATTGATTGGTTTAATGAAAATGATATTGATTATTACACCATGACTGATTTGGAGATGTATATTACATACATAGAAAAAAATATGGAAGATTCTGATGACTCAGAAGATTTAGGATCTGTAGAGGATACTGATTTCATTGCCAATGATGATTTATTAAATGAAGCCGAATATCAAGGACGTAAAGTTCAATTAGGTAAAATCATGCAAGGAGACGTGAAAAAATTTAAAGTTTACGTTAAAAATGATAAAGGTAAAGTTGTTAAAGTTAACTTCGGTTTTGGTGGTAAATCCGCTAAAGGTAAAAGAATGGTCATTAAAAAGAATAACCCTAAAAGACGTAAATCCTTTAGAGCAAGACATCATTGTGAAAATCCGGGTCCTCGTTGGAAACCAAGATATTGGGCTTGTAGAACTTGGTAATTAATATGGACTTACAAGAAAACATTAATATGAACTTACAAGAAAACATTAATAGAATTAAACAGGTGATGGGAGTAATCAATGAAGGGTTACACGATACATCATGGGAAAATGATGAGGGTGATAAAATAACCCTTATGGATTTATTAAATGCCACGAAAGATATACCTGTGGAAAAAATATCGGTAGAAGAATTAAAACCACACCTATTAACTTGGGATGGAGACAAAGATGAGATTAGAAAAATAGAGAGCGCCGATTTACAATACCCAATATTAATATTTGTTAATGATGAGGGTGAATTTATATCAATTATTGATGGACACCACAGAGCACAAAAGGCAGTAAGAAAGGAGTTAGAAACAATCAAGGCAAAGATAATACCAATTAACTCTCTACCCAAAGATATAAGAAAAGTGTTTAATCACATTAATTAATAAAAAAAGACCTCGACCCCACATTCATTATGATCGTTCAATTTCCCATTTATATCCCATATAATTTTGTTCATTTTTTAATTTTCGTTTAAAAGTGGTAAGTGGGATATTGAAATAATCAGATGCACTTTTAAAAGAATTAAATGATAATAATTCATTATTATTCGATACTTTTATAAAAACACTATCCCCTAAATTTTTTTTTAATTTTTCATTTAGAATTTCAAATTCATAATATTTTTTCCATTTTCTATCAAGATATATATTTGAATCATCGTAGATGTATTTTAAAAATTTTTTTACCTTCCTATTTCCACAAATTCTTAAATCATATATATTTTTATCATTTTTAAATCTTTTAGATAAAATACATTTAATATTTAAATTATCATAAATAAAATCACTAAAAAAGTTAAAAAATTCATATGTACAACAAATATTAATGGTTGAATTAAAAGTATTTCTTGTTTTATAAAACGTAATTGATCCGTCACCATCATAATATCCTCTTAAAAAATGTTTTATTAAACTTTGATTTTTTATATTAAGTTTATTTGGATTACATGTTAAACTTTTACACTGATTAACACCTAATTTTTTTAAATCATGTACAATTTTTTTTCTTGTTATTAATAAACGATATTGATTTTTGGTGTTTTTTTCTTTTCTTTTTATTAATTGTAATGGTTTGTCGGTATTAATTGATTTTTTTAATTTTTCTAATATATCAACATCATTCTCCTGTATTGATAATGACATATAATTTCTTTTCTCATTTAAATATCCATCGGCAAAAATAATACCCAAAAAATATGATTTTTCCTCATTATCAATATTTTCAAAATATGTTTCATCAATTTTATATAATGGTTTCATACTATATGAATATACGCCAATCAATAAAAATTTAATTTTATATTACATTCTTTAAACATTTCTAATGTTTTCTTTTTCGATTCGATCCAATGATCACCTTTAACATCATCTTGAATATTTTTACAATATACCTCAACAATACCACTATTAATGATTAATTTTGCACAATCAGCACATGGAATACCACAAGTTAAATATATTTTTGAATTTTTTATCGATGATCCAATTCTTGCGGCATTTACAATTGAATTAGCTTCTGCATGAATCATATAGAAGTATTTTTCAGGTCTTTCCTGACGTTCTTGTTTAGAATCATCCATTCCTCTAGGAAATGAATTATAACCCGTAGATAACACCTCATTATCCTCACCGACTATAACTGCACCTATTTGGGTAGATATGTCTTTTGATTTGAGTTTAACTTGTTCTGCAACACCTAAAAAATATTCTTGCCAATTCATTATATTAGTTTTTGCGATGAATAAAAAATAATCCGATCAGATTCAAATCTGTTTAAAAATTTACCTTCTTTTTTTTCAATCAATTTACCTATTTGTATCAAATGTTCATGATTTTTAACATCAATTCCAACAATATAACCACTACCGTTTCGTTCGTATATTGTTTCTTTAATGTATTTTCCTTCATCATCCATTTTAAGATACGTAATCATTTCTTCTTTCTTGTTCTTACAAGAAATGTTACGTTCGTCAATTAATTTTTGTAGAACGTCTAGTCTTAACTTATCGTAATCAATTTCAGACATATTACAAATGTAAATAAAAATAATAAAATAAAAAATTATTTTATTATCATCTTTTCAAATCTTTCCAATCTATCATAATTCAAATTATTTTTAATCCAATCGATTTGAATTTTAATAGTGTTTTTATGGTTTAATAATAAGTTCATAGCATTTTTTCTTATTTTAATTCCTCTATTATTGGTACCCGGTTCTGTTTTTATATAATTTTCTAAACCAATTTCTTCTATTATTTCCTGTTGTGTTTCTAAATCAATATAATAAAGCCCACCTTTATTTGATCCCCACATTATATTTGCAATAACCATATCGTATTTTGGTTTATAATTTTTACAAAACTCCTCAGCTAATTTTGTATCAGATGTCCAAAATACTTTAACGTTTCCAGAATATGTTCCGGTAAATGTTTTTATTGATACTTCATTACCTAATAAAATAATGTCTTTTGAGGTTTCTTTGATTGATCCAGCATCATTAACGTTATCTGACCCAACAAAAGATCTGGTTAATGCGTATATAATATCCTCTCTAACGGTACCCACCTGCATACCTATTTTTCCCCCTCTGCTACATTCTATTTCTGCAAATTCAAAAAGATGAGGTAAATTTTTTTTAACTAAATAAATGTAGTCATCACATAAAAAAAGTTCTTTACTGTTTTTAAAATTCATTAAATAAAATATAACAAAATTTTTATAAATAAAAAACCCTCAATTTCTTGAGGGTTTTTATATGTTAATCTGATTAAGATTATCTTAATGATCCCAAATCAAATGTAGTGATACCAGCCACGTTGATTACACCAAAGTAACGGTTGTTAACCATTTTCTTAGCGTATCTTGTCATGATACCTTTGATAGGTGTCATTGTGAATGGATTATACATTGTTGGAGTTAATTGTAGAGGTACATATGGTGCGTAGATATAACCTGCGTCCAATAATGATTTACCTTTATGTCCAATTAACACTTTGTTAGCTGGGAAGTAAGGGTCACGATACACTTGGTAACGACCACTTAATGAACCGATTTTCTCAATACCCATGTTGTATTGATCTTGCTCAGGTTCTGCGTTTGATACGTGGAAATACTCCAAGTCATCGAATACTGCAGAAACTTCAGAAGATACAACGATCCAGTTAGCACCACCTCTTAAAGTTGTTTTATGGATTTGTGCAGAGATTTGGTTGATTTTTGTAACCAAAGTTTGGTTCCAATCCTTTTGAGTGTAACCTTGTAGTGTTGAACCACTTGTTCCACCGTATTTCCAACCATTGTAATCCCATTTAGCTGTCCAAGCGGCACCTTTACGTAAATCACGTAAGATTTCACGGTCAACTTCTGCTGCGATTTGCTCAGATAATAATGCTGTTAATTCAGCTTCAGCATCGATGTTGTGGAATGCACTAACGTCTTGTGCTAATTCAGGAGACCATGTAGCTCTTAATTTTCTTTCAGTTACAGAAACTGTTACTGATTGTAAATCAAAAGAAACCTCACCAATTTGATCTTCAAATTCTAAAGTGTCATACACTCTGTAACCTAATACGAAATCTGTAGATGCAACTGCTTGAGGAAGTACTAAAGAAGCAAAACCTGAAGTTGCTGAGTAAGATTGTAAATCTACAGAGATGTAGATAGTACCTTCTTCATCACAAATATCGGTATACTTTCCTGAAGGATAACCAGATGCAGTTGATTTTTGACCGTATTCAACAATACCTTTACCGTATTTTTGAGTAACGATGTTGAAGTTTCTAGAAACTCCAGAATAAGTTACAGTAGCAGAAGCTAAGAACTCTTCACTATCCATAACATTACCGTTAGGTCCGATTAATTTACCTTGACCATCTTTAGTGAAACCTGTAAATTTAACGATTACAGAATCTTGACCTGTACCACCAGAGATTTGACCTCCAGTTACAGTTGAAACTGCACCATTAGAGAAAGTTACAAAAGACGCACCTGATAAAGTAACACCTGAAAACTGACCTTTTGAGTAATCAAAAAGACCTGTGTTAGGATCGTTACCATTACCATTGTCGTTCTCATAGAAACGATCGTAAAGGTTTATACCAGTATATCCAGTTGAAGGATCTGTTTGATCAGATGGATAACCATATGGTGAGTAGTGTGCTCCGTTATTTCTTTCCTGAATTTTAGGAATGAAGTAGAACAATTTACCGATTGGTAAGTTCATAGCTTGTACAGACACGATGTCGTTAGCTAATAATTTAGAGAATACACGACGAATAATAGGGAAAACAACAGTCTCGAATGAACCAGACGCATCAGCTACAGCTGCTTCGTTGATTAAATAAGACGCTTGGTTTTCATATAATTGTGCGATGTTATCTTTTTGGTGACCGTTAAGACCTTCTAAAAATCCTAAGTCATCCCATTTTTTGATGGTATCTTCTTTGATAACACGAAGGTGCTTAAGA